GGTTTAGATTAAAAAGTACAATAAAATCAATAACTTAAATAAGCAATCTAAGGCATCTAAGGCTTCTAGGCCATGTTGCTGTCGTACTTTCTCGGACCGAAAATATGACAATTTCTGTTTTCCTGGGACAACATCGAGCAAAAGGCTCGTCGAGCTCGTTTCAGCCTCAGATTCGCCGCAAGGCCTTGATGCGCAACGCTTTTCCTCGCTGACCCCTCGTCTAGGCCGTCCGAGCCTCAGGTCCAGAGCTTCAGATTCCGGCCCCGCATAACCGGCCGATCTAGGGCATCTAGACCTTTCCAGGCCTAGATTGACGCCCTCGACGTCCTCGCCCGTGGCCGAGCTCGGCGCCAAAGAAAAGAGGGCGCCGAAGCGCCCTCATCCCGCGACCCGGCCGGGTCAGTCGAACGCATCCTTGGGCCAGGGTACCTTCGCGCCCAGCTTGTCCTCCATGGTGCGGCGGCAGTCCTCCAGGCTGGGGATCTTCGTCGCGGACGCGCGTCCCGCCCGGTCGACCTTCACGGCATAGTCCGTGTCGTCCGGCTTCACCTGGGTGTTCTCGAGGCGGCCGGCCACCAGCTTGTTCAGGCGCATTCCGAAGGACACCGGGTCGGCCGGGCGGTACACGCGCTGGTCCTTGGCGAAGTCCGCGTAGTCCGCCCGCAGGTGCTCCTTGATGACGACCACGCTGCCCTCGTGCCAGTCGCCGCGGGCGTTCGGCAGGATGCCGTCCAGCAGCTTGTTGTACCACCACCGCTCCACGTCGTCCATGGTCATGACCTTCTGGTCCACCAGGGCGGAGGTCGCCGGTACCTCGTCACGCGGCGCCCAGCCCTCGATGTCACGGGCGAGCAGGTCGAAGAGCATGGCCTCGATCCCGCCGGCGTGGTACATCTGGTGGTTCAGCGCCTTGAAGAAGGCCTTGTCGCCCCGCCTGGACGAGTTGACCTGGAAGACCGCGAAGCGCCGCTCGCCGTCCAGGCCTGCCGGCACGACCCAGTCGCCATTCGCCGCCATAATGATGTGGACGTGGTTCTTGCCCATCACGGCGTCGCGGCCCTTGCCCTCATAGGCGATCGTGGGCTCGGTCACTAGCTGCTTGAGCTTCGCCTCGCCTGCCTTATCACCTGCCCAGAAGGCCTCGTCGGCGAACAGGCAGATGCAGTTCTGCAGGTGCGAGTTGAACCGCCCGACGAGGTGCTCCGGCGAGCTGATGTGCAGGCCATGCGCCCCGGCGAGCATCGCGGCCGCCCTGCCCAGGGTGCCCTTGCCCGTGCCCTTCTCACCCTTGAAGCACATGGCGACCTCGGCGGCACGGCTAGGGTGCTGGACCATGTAGGCCAGCCAGTTGAGCACGTACTCGTAGTGGTCCTCCACGCCGTCGACCAGGACATCGCGGATGAGCTGCTGCAGCATCGACCAGTCACCCTTGCGGGGCTGCACGGCCCAGCCGCGCCACAGGTTGAGCCAGCCCTCGTGGTGCCGCTCGGGGTCGAAGATGACGCCCTTGTACTGGCGGCGGCGCGGGTTCCTGATCCAGTAGCTGGACTTCGTGACCAGCTTGTCGTGGAGCTCGATCAGCTGGTTGCAGTACAGGTTCTCGAAGTCCTCCTTGGTGGAGCGCTGGAAGAACGGCCGGCCCAGGACGGGGTCCATCTCCTCGGTGAAGATGCGGAACTTGCCGCCCTCCATCACGACGCAGTGCTGCTCGTTCATCTCCTCGAGCACCGCCTCGACGCCCTCGGCCTTCGGCGGCTCGCGCAGCAGGGCGTCGTCCACGCCCAGGCCGGCCTCGTCGGGGTCCTCCCACGGGTCGAAGTCGTCCTCCGGCTCGACGCGCGCAACCTCACCGCCCGCTTCCTGGACGACCTTATGCAGGAACTTGATCGTGACGGGGCGACCGCCGCGGCCGGATGTGGCGTGCAGCGAGTCCCACCGGCGGCCGATGATCCAGGCGTCGTCCACGTACTGCAGGTCTTGCGTGGACCAGTCAATGAACTCCTGCCGCCCCTCGCCGTTCGTGGCGTGGTGGCAGGCCATCATCAGGTCGCGCCACGTGTCATGGTCGCGGAACTCTGTCGGGTCGAGCTGCTCCAGGGTGTCGGCGAGCATCTCAGGCGTGAGCTCGCCGAGGCCCGCAGCCTCGCCGTGCGCCCGGGTCGGACGACGGATGAGGCGGAGCAGGCGCTCAGGCAGTTCAGGCAGCCCATCCTGCAAGGCAGGGGCAAGGTCGTCCCATTCATAGTGACGGCCTGACGGGTGGACTGAGCCGGCAGCGACTACTTGGCGGCCAAGGCTCTTGAACTCCACGCCCTGGTAGTCGTCCAGCGAGTCAAGCAGGGATACGTCGGCGGGCTTGCGGAACCAGTAATGATGGCCGCCCGAGCCCGTGATTGTGTGGGGGCACTGCGAGAGGTCGAGGGACATGTCCTTGACCAGCTCGGCAAGGGAGTCGCGCCCCTCGGGGAAGTTGCGCGGGTCCACGTCCAAAACCATGATGGAGTCCGGCAGGCGCACGCCGACGTTGATCCCGTCGCGGTTGGCCAGCTCGGCCACGGCCCTGCTGTCATACTCGCGGGCCTGCCACGCGCCATCGCGGGGTGTCTTGCCACGGTCTCGGCCGCGTTGGTCCTTGGCGTCCCACCGGTGCAGTGGAATGAGCTGGAGGCCTGCTTCAAGATACGCGCGCATGTCCGCGGTGCGCGGCCGCATGTTCTTCTTATTGCCCGGGGTCGTCATGCGCGGGCCTCCGTCTGTGCGGCAGCCTCGAGCAGTGCTCGATGGGCGTCGGCCTCTGTCAGCTTCTCGGGCTCGGGGTGTCCCCTGCGCATCTCCTCCAGCTTCTCGCGGATCAGTTTCCGCTGGTGCTCTGACAGGCGCAGGGAGACCTGATGGCGCAGCTTGTCATCTGCCATGGGGCTCTCCTTTCGTGGTTCGGTCGGTCGGGAGGACAATGATGACGCAAACGCATTGCGTCCGGGACCGTCGGTCGCCCCAGCTTGTCGAAAAAGGCCCAGAGCCCTAGATTCGCGGGCGCCACCATCTCCCGTTCGACGGCTCCGCATTGCGTGGCTCCGGGGTACCATGAGCGTCCCACAACCCGATCCACAAAGGAGAGCACTATGGACATCAACGAGTACATGAAGCGCAGCCTCGAGCTGCAGGAGCGGACCGCCTCGGCCCTGGAGGCCCTCGTCAAGGCCGGCTTCCAGCAGGTCAACGTAGCCCACCACAGCTGCGGCAAGACGACCGGCGCGTCGCAGGTGAAGAAGCCTGATGCCGAGACCAAGCAGGTCGAAGAGACCAAGCAGGTCGAAGAGACCAAGCAGGCCGAAGAGACCAAGCAGGTCGAAGAGACCAAGGTCGAGGACAAGCCCAAGAAGGTGACCGCGGACGACGCCCGCAAGGCGCTGAAGGCCTACGCCTCCGTCGAGGGCAACGATGCGGCCATGGAGCTGCTGACCTCCATGGGTGCCTCCTCCGTCTCGGCCCTGGCCGAGCAGGGCGAGGACAAGCTGCGCGAGCTGGTCGCTAAGTGCGAGGGCAAGTGACATGGCAGACCAGCCCAACATGAAGATGCCCAAGGACGCCGCGCAGGTGGTGCTCTGGTTCAAGGGCCTGCCGCAGCCGACCGCCTTCCTCACGACCCGCGAGGAGGCAGACAAGGCCGTCGCGGCCTACCGCGGCGGCGACGAAGTCGTGGCCTTCCTGTCCTACCCCGACGGGCGCGGCGTGCGCTCGGAGTCCGTCTTCACGGTCGAGGACCTGCGCGGCGTGACGATCGAGTACCCCACCATCCAGCTTGTAGGAGGTGCCTAATGCCCAGCGCTCACGCCGTACGCAACGCGTCGGGGGCAAAGCGCTGGATGAACTGCCCGGGCTCCATCGAGATGGAGCACGGCCGCCCCAATAACTCCTCCGACGCCGCCAGGCTCGGCACGGCTGCCCACGCCCTGGGCGAGGCCTGCCTGCTGGACGGCTCGGAGGCGTGGGAGTGGCTCGGCGGGTTCGTCCGGCTTGACCCCAACGAGCAGGCCACCGTCTACCGCCCGAAGCAGCCCTACATGGGCGAGGACGAGGGCGACAAGACCGTGGTGGTCCCGGTCCACGCATCCGAGGACGGCCTGCCGCCCGAGGGGCACGAGGACTTCCCCATCGACGCGGACATGACGGACGCCGTGCAGGTCTACCTGGACGCTGTCCGCGAGGAGGTGGCACGCCTCGGCGAGCATGCCGAGCTGCAGGTGGAGAAGCGGTTCAACCTGTCCTGGCTGGTGGGCTACGACTACGACGAGGACGAGGAGGCCCGGGCGCTCGAAGCGGGCGACTTCTACGTCTCGCCGTCGGGCATCCGCCGCGGCGATGACGACCGCCTGTACCACGCCGACGGCCGCGTCTGCCATGGGCCGATGTTCGGCACGAACGACGCCTCCGTCGTCCTGCTGTTCGACCACGTGTCCGTCTTCGACTACAAGCACGGCCAGGGCGTCGTCGTCGAGGTGGAAGACAACGAGCAGGAGATGTACTACGCCCTCGGCTGCGCGAAGGAGCTCGACTGGGCCTTCGACACCCTGGACCTGGTCATTGTCCAGCCCCGCGCCCGCCACGCCGACGGCAAGGTCCGCCGCTGGTCCACGACCAAGGAGCGCCTGCGCCAGTTCGAGGACGAGCTCCGCGTGGCGGCCCTGGCGACCGAGCAGCCCAACGCCCCGCTGCGCGCCGGCGACTGGTGCAAGTTCTGCAAGGCGGCCGCCGTCTGCGCCGAGCTGCGGGAGGAGTCATTCCGCCAGGCCGGCGTGGACTTCGGGGAGCCCGGCGACGAGCCCTCGTTCCGCGCCACCGGCCCGGAGACGTCCGACGAGGACCTGGAGCTCCGCATGCGGGCCATCCCGCTGCTGGACGCCTTCGTCAAGTCGGTCGAGACCGAGGCGCTGCGCCGCCTGCGCGAGACTCCTGGGGGCCAGGCCTGCTACGGCAAGCTGGTCCGCAAGAAGGCCAACCGCGCCTTCCGTCAGGACCTGACGGACGAGGTGACGGGCGAGCCCGTGACGGCGTTCGACAAGCTGGTCGAGGCGGGCATCCCGCGGGAGCTGCTGTTCGAGGAGCCGAAGCCGAAGAGCCCGTCCAAAGTGGAGGCGGTCCGCCCGCCCGAGCTGATGGCGAAGCTCAAGGCTGAGAAGGTGAAGGCCCCGGCGGCGTTCATCAAGGCGCTGGTCGCCGAGGTGTCCTACAAGCCGGAGGGCGGCATCACCGTCGCGCCGCTGTCGGACCCGCGCGAGCCCGTCGACCCGTCGGCGGCAGCCGAGTCCGACTTCGACGTGGTGGACGACGGCGAGCAGTCCTACTAACGAGGGCTGCTCCAAGCTTGGGGCGGGAGTACTATGTGCTCTCGCCCTTTTCTTTACCCGAAGGAGATACACATGAACCAACAAGATCGCGTGCCCACCGAGGCCGAACAACTGAAGCAGACCCTGCTGGAGTTCATCGACCAGGAGGCCGGCATGGTGAAGGGCCTGGCGGCCCAGTCCAAGAAGCAGCTGGCCCGCGAGGTTGTGCACCTGCGCGGCCTGGTCAAGACCATCAAGGACGCCACCTCCCGCGTCCGCACCGGCGGCCCCGAGTTCGGCCACGCGGAGGCCTTCATGCTGATGACCTACGTCCGCGTCGAGGGCGAGGGGCCGGACAGGCTGCTGGTCTGGAACTCCCGCGACGGCGTCACGCCGTTCGTCATCAACGTCGGAGCCTCCAAGTACCAGCACGCCATCTCGTCGATGCAGGGCCCGCACTTCGACCTGCCGCGCGACCTGGAGCCAACCCACAAGTGGGTGACCCGCACCGACCGCGAGGTCATGGAGGCCTGGCACCGCACAATGGACAAGGCGGTCGAGCTCGGCAAGATCGAGCGGGCCAAGGCCGAGTCCATGCGCGACAACCTGGAGGTCGCCGAGAGCTGGAACTACCGCATCGGCCTGGTCAACCTGGCCACCGGCCGCTTCACCGACGAGGAGGTGCTCGCAGCGGCGCAGGCCGTGGCCGAGCCCGAGGGGGAATGACCGTGCTGGACTTCATCGTCGTAGCCCTGCCCAGGTCCGGGACCACCTGGGCGGCGAACTGGCTCACCACCGACCAGGTCCACTGCGTCCACGACCCGCTCTACACGGTCCACTACTCTGACTGGGACGAGCAGCTGCCCGCCCGCGCCCCGGGCCGCCCGGTCGGCGTCTCCTGCACCGGCGCCTGGCGCTGGGCTGACTGGCTGAACGCGCACCCTGCCCGCAAGCTGGTCCTGCACCGCGACGTCGGGGAGGTCATCGAGTCCATGAAGGCGATCGGGCTCCCGCCGGTCTCTCCTGGCGACGCGGCAGCCCTGGACCGGGTCATCGGACTGCACCTGCCGTTCGAGGACCTGTTCGACCCGATCGGTGCGCGCGCCGCGTGGGAGTACCTGGTGCCGTCCGTGCCGTTCAACGAGGCGCGGCACCGGGAGCTCGTTGACATCGAGATGCAGCCCAAGTTCAGTGGGCTGACCATCGACCCGAAGGTCACGCGCCGGCTCATGTCGGAGCTGGAGAGGATTGCCGGGGGATGGTGACCAGGGTCGTCAACCGCCGCAGTGGGGCGCACTACGACCTCATGGTCGACAGGACGTCCTTCTGGGGCAACCCGTTCCACATCGTGGTCGACGGCACGCGCCGCGAGGTCATCGCCAAGTACAGGGCAATGGTGCTGTCTCGCCCCGACATGCTTGCCAGGCTGCCGGAGCTCCGCGGCAAGGTGCTGGGCTGCTGGTGCAAGCCGAGGCCGTGCCACGCCGACGTCCTGGCAGAGCTGGCGGACTCGGGGCTGTTCGACGGCATACCTCCCGGGCCCGTCCCGTAATAATGCAATCCTGCTCGACACCTGGCAGGACGCGTGCACCGGACCCCGTGCCGGACGCAGCTAGCCCCAGGTGTCAAGCGGGCTCCATGTCATCATCGTTCAACCAGTCAAATCGCTATAAGGAGCACATCATGGCTGAGAAGAAAGACGTCCGCAAGGTCACCACCCCCAAGTTCCGCGCCAGCTTCGTCTGGGCATTCAAGCCGCAGCCTCCGATGGAGGGCAGCACCGGCGAGCCCAAGTACGGCGTCACCATGCTCTTCGACGCAGCCGCGCAGAAGACCCCGCAGTACGAGGCGCTGAAGAAGCTGGCGATCCACGCCGCGAAGGAGAAGTTCGGCGACAAGCTGAAGCCGGACGGCAAGGGCTGGTTCATCGGCCTGCGCAACCCGCTCCGCGACGGCGCCGAGAAGTCGGAGCTGGAGGGCTACGAGGGCTGCATGTTCGCCGCGGCGACCAGCAAGATGCAGCCCGGCATCGTGGACCAGTCGCTCAACCGCATCATCGCGGAGGACGACTTCTACAGCGGCTGCTACGCCCGCGCCACCATCACGGCTTATGGCTATGACAAGGCGGGCAACAAGGGCGTGGCCTTCGGCCTGCAGAACCTGCAGAAGCTCGGCGACGGCGAGCGCTTCTCCGGACGCGTGGCGGCCGAGAACGACTTCGACTCGGTCGACGACTTCGTCGGCGAAGAGCAGGGCGAGGCCAGCTTCCTGGACTGACGTCCGGGTGTGGGGACTGCCGGTCGGCGGTCGGGGAGGGGACCTTCGGGTCCCCTCTTTTTTTATTCAGAGGGCTCCCATACGGGGGTTCTCCCGTTATAATAAACCTATCGACCGTTGAACAGCGTGCCGCGCTGGCGGATCGATGGAGAACTGAGATGGCACAAGAACTGCTCGCCCTGGTGGCGGAGGTCGCCGAGGAGATGGACGGCGTCGAGCTCTACCCCAACTACTCCGGCCGCGCGATGTTCGGCCGCACCTGCGCCGGCTTCACGCTGGACAGAGACGTGACCCCGCTGGCCTTCTTCGGCCAGCTGCTCGAGGCCGCCAACGACATGGACGCCGAGGACCGAGAGGCGATCCTGTCGGTGCTGCCCGAGATGATGCGGGACGCGCGGACAGACGCGATGGGCCTCGGGGCCATCCTCTACTTCCCGAGCTTCTACGTTCCGGGCTTCGAGGGCTAACAATGCGGAGGGCCTTCGGGCCCTCCCTTTATAGGAGGACAACCATGGCGACAGTTTGGATGGGCCCCGTGCCCGAGAAGTGCGACACCTGCGGGACGTCGATCGACGGGAAGTTCTACGACGCGGCGACCAAGATGGGCCCGTGGGCGTGCATGTGCCCGTCGTGCCAGGCGCTCGGGCCAGGCCGCGGCCTGCTCGGGCCAGGTAAGGGGCAGGAGTACACCCGCCGCGCGGACGGCAAGTACGAGAAGACGGCGGGATGACCCCGACCGTGAGGATGAGGGACCGCGTCGAGGACGCTGGCTACCAGTTTCTGAGGGACAACTCGGGCTGGGCGCTGTACGACCTCGACGACCGGTCCGTCGTGCAGGGCACGCGGGCGAGGGCCTACGGCGATGCCATCTGGGCCGCGGCCGACGTGCTCGGCTTGAAGAACGAGGAGGAACCATGAAGAACTGGATCAAGACCGTGGGCTGGGCCCTGATGACCGGCGGGCTATGCTCGCCCCTGCTACGGCTGCCGGACTCGCGGCCCTTCCGGGTCGTACGCTGCAACGGCAGGCTGCTCGTCGAGCCCATCCCGGACCAGATGGACCCGGACGAGCCCGTGCACTTTGAGCCAGGCCGGCGGGTCGAGGTCCGCCCGCATGCGGGCTTCTCCCGCGGCTCCCGCGGTGAGGTGCGCTACCATGCGCCGGACGGCAAGGTGTGGGTCCGCCGCGACGGGGCGTCGTCCGACGTCTACTTCTACCCACACGAGCTGGAGCCGCTGGAATGAGTGCGCAGCGCATCTACATCATCATCGGCGGCAAGCTCGACGGGCATGCCTTCCGGCCCGAATGCGGCCGGATCGACGGCACGTGGCTCGAGCTGGAGGACGAGCTCTACCGCGTGGCCAGGGTCCCCGAGACTCGCGACAGGCTGATGGTGCCGCGGTGGGCCCTAGTCCACCCGTCCATCCCGGAACGCGACGTGCTGTGGCGCGTCTTCATGGGCACCATGCGCGCATGGGCTGCGGAGGTGCTGAGATGACCCGCTGCGCCGAGCACAACATGACCGAGCCCTGCCCACTGTGTGCCCAGGGCGCCTGGCCCCTCCGCGACCTCAACGCCGTGGCCGACTTCGCCGGCAAGCCAGTCGACCGTCCGGATGGCCTGGTGCCCGGCGTCCGCTACGTCAAGCTCTCGGACGTCGTCCGCTCGGTAGGCCGCCGCTGGCAGGAGCTGGAGGTCGTCAAGCTGACCGCCCTGCGCCCCATCTACGCCACCAAGAACGCCCTGGTGAGGGAGGCGCGGATAGGGGCCATCGACATAGGCCGGCTGGAGCGCGCCGCCCGGGCCCTGGCCAACGGACTGACCTCCGACCCAGACCCGCTTGTCGACCACTACATGCGCACCATCATCGAGGACGAGTCCTCATGGTAGTTGGCTCGCCCCGAGCGGGGGACGCGGTAGGATGGGCGTCTACCTGGAAGGAGAGACGCCCTTGACGACAGAGACAACCATGGAGCCCGTGGCGGCGACGAAGATGCGGCCCTCCGCGTCCGTCCTCGCCACCAGGGAGCTCAGATACGACAACCCCCCGAAGGCCACAATCGACTTCGAGACGCGCTCCGCGTGCTCCATCAAGGACTGCGGCTCGTGGCGATACTCGCTCGACCCCACCACCTCCGTGATGTGCCTGGCCTTCAGGCTGCCGCACTGGGAGGAGGGCCGCACGGCCCTGTGGCACCCGGCATACCCGCACCTCGGCATCCGCGAGTCCGACCGCGACGAGCTGGACGAGCTCTTCGACTGGATCGCCTCGGGCGGCCTGGTGGAGGCCCACAACGCGTGGTTCGAGCGCGGCATCTGGACCAACATCTGCGTGCCCAAGCTGGGCTGGCCCGCAATCGGCCACCGGCAGTGGCGCTGCTCGGCAGCCAAGGCGGCGGCGTACTCCCTGCCGCGGTCGCTGGACATGCTGACCGTGGCCCTGGCCCTCGCCGTCAAGAAGGACACCGAGGGCGCCAAGGTCATGAAGAAGGTCTCCAAGCCACGCAAGCCACGCAAGGCCGAGGTCAAGCAATGGCTGCTGGAGAACTCCGACATCGGCACCGCCAAGCAGGTCGTCAAGTCCCTGCACTTCACGGTCTCGCCGACGGACGAGGGCTGGCTGGTGGACGCCACTTGGGAAGACGGCGCGCAGGTGGAACGGTCATACCGCCTGCCCTTCTTCTGGCACGAGGGCGTCGAGGAGTTCGAGCGCCTGTGGGCCTACTGCCGGCAGGACGTCCTGGCGGAAGAGGCCGCCTCGCACCGCCTGCGCGACCTCTCCGCCAAGGAGACGGAGATGTACCTGATGGACCAGGCCATTAACGAGCGAGGCTTCCAGCTCGACCGAGAGGGCATCGAGGCGGCGCTGGAGGTAGTGGACGGCATCTTCTCCGAGCTCAACGCCGAGCTGGTGTCACTGACGGCCGGGCAGGTGGAGAAGGCCACGCAGCGCGCCCGGATGATTCAGTGGTTCAATGAGATGGGCCTGCCGCTTGAGGACACCCAGGGCAACACTATCGACGGGTGGCTGAGGCGCGAGGACCTTGGGACCGAGGTGCGGCGCGGCCTGGAGCTCGTCCGGGCTCTCGGCAGGTCGAGCACTGCCAAGTTCGTTGCGGCGCAGAATTGGGCCGCACCGGCCACCTGGCGGGTGCACGGCGGGCTGCTATACCACGGAGCCGGCACGGGCCGGTGGTCCGGGTCCGGCGTGCAGCCGCACAACTTCCCGCGCGGCAGCATCAAGGACATGGACTTTGCATGGGAGGTCATCAAGACCCGCGACGTGGCCCTGATGGAGCTGATGTACGGGGACGTCATGACGCTGCTGTCCCACGCGCTGCGCGGGATGATCGTCCCGTCGCCCGGCAGGCGGCTGATGGTGGCGGACTACGCGGCCATCGAGGCCCGCGTGGTGCTGTGGCTCGCCGAGGACGACGAGGCCCTCGACGTGTTCCGGCGGCGCGAGTGCATCTACATGGCCATGGCCACGGAGATTTACGGGCGTCCCATCACGGACAAGGTGAAGCAGGCCGACGAGCGCCAGATGGGCAAGCAGGCCGTCCTCGGCCTGGGCTACCAGATGGGGGCCAAGAAGTTCCAGGCCACGCTGGCAGAAAAGTGGGGCATCTTCATCGAGCTGGACTTCGCCCAGCTGATCGTCGACAAGTACCGCGAGAAGTTCTGGCGGGTCAAGAAGATGTGGTGGGACCAGGAGGCCGCGGCGATCGCCGCCGTCAAGCAGCCGGGCCGCCAGTTCCGCTGCGGCCGTGTGCGCTGGATGTGCTTCGACGGGTTCCTGCACTGCCGGCTCCCGAGCGGCCGCCTCCTGGGGTACTGTGACCCGCGCGTTGAGCAGAAGGCGACGCCGTGGGGAGAGAAGCGCGACTGCCTGACCTACATGGGCGTCGACCCGTACACCAAGAAGTGGCGGCGGCAGGACACCTACGGCGGGATGCTGGTGGAGAACATCACCCAGGCGACGGCGCGCGACCTGATGGCAGACGCGATGCTGCGGTGCCACCAGGAGGGCATGTACGACGTCATCCTGTCGGTGCACGACGAGCTCATTGCCGAGTGCGACGAGGGCGTGGGCAGCGTGGAGGACTTCGAGGCCACAATGGCCTACACCCCGGACTGGGCCGACGGGTGCCCTGTGGCGGCCGAGGGCTGGACGGGGTACAGGTACAAGAAGTGAGGAAACCATGACAGACAAGAAGACCGGCACGCAGAGGGCGTGCCCGCACCACGGCGCCGAGTGGGACTTCCCGAAGCGTTTCTATGCCTGCGGATGCGCCATGGACAAGTGGACCTGGAAGCGCGGGATGGAAGAGTCGTCCGCCGAGGCATTCGGCCCGCCGGCCGAGCCCCGCCAATACCAGGTGCTGGGGGAGGACGATGGATACCATGACTGACTTCCCCCTGCGCCTACCGAACTTCAAGCACCAGCAGACCGAGTGGGAGCGCCACCGCGACGACGACGCCCGCGCGCTGCTCTGGCAGATGCGGACCGGCAAGACCAAGGCCACCCTGGACGTGGCCTGCTACCGCCGGGCCAAGGGCGACATCGATGCCGTGCTGGTCATTGCCCCGAACGGGGTCCACGTCAACTGGGTGCGGCGGCAGCTGCCCATCCACATGTGGCACACGGTGCCCTACGTCGCCCATGCGTGGCAGGCGTCCGAGGCGTCCAAGCCTGAGCACGCCGCCTCCCTGGAGCGTGTCCTGTCGGCGAAGCCGTCCGAGGCGCTGGCCGTGCTAGCCGTCAACTCGGAGTCCATCATACACGACAAGCCGGCCAAGCTGATCGGCCGCTTCCTGCGGAAGTACAAGGGCCGAGTCATGCTGGTGGTCGACGAGTCGCACGACTTCCGCTCGCCCGGCTCCAAGCGCACGAAGCGGGCGCGGTCGCTCAAGCGGTACTGCCGGGTCCGCCGCATCCTGACCGGCACCGCGGTCTCCAACAGCCCGCTGGCGGCCTATAGCCAGTTTGAGCTGCTGGACGACCACGCCCTGGGCTTCGATACCTTCTCAGACTTCGAGGGGCACTACGCCTACTACGTCCAGGAGCGGACCAAGGGCGGCAGGTCTTACGACAGGCTCGACCACTACCGCAACCTCGATGACCTGCAGGAGCGCATGGCCAGGTGGGCCTCCGTGGTCCTCCGGGAGGACGTCGACGACATGCCCGACCTGGTTATGGACGAGCGCACCGTGACGCTGCCAGAGCGCCTGATGGACGCCTACCGCACGCTCGTCAAGGAGATGATCCTTGAGCTCGAGGACGGCGGCGAGGTCGAGGCCGTGGACGGCGGCGCCCGCTTGGTAAAGCTCCAGCAGATGCTTGGCGGCTTCGTCGTCGACGTGGACGGCCAAGTCCGCGAGCTGGTGGCGGACGAGGACAACCCGCGCCTGCAGGCCATGCTGGACGAGGTGCGCTCGTCGGACCGGAAGGTCATCGTCTGGTGCAAGTACCGCGAGGACATCCGGCGGGTCGTGCGCGCCCTGGCTAAGGAGGGCATCCGCTGCGTGGAGTACCACGGCGCCGTCCACTCGCAGGCGAAGCGGCAGCAGGCCATCGACGCCTTCAACGGCGACCCAGGCGTGCGGGTCTTCGTCGGCCAGCCGAAGGCAGGCGGGCAGGGCCTGGACCTGTCGGCCGCGGACCTGATCCTGTGGTACTCCCACACGTTCGACCTGATCGAGCGGGACCAGGCCAACGAGCGGGCGACCCAGATCGGCGGCAAGACCGTGACCATCAAGGACTTCGTCACGCCCGGCACCGTCGACGAGTACATCCTCTCGAACCTGTCGGAGAAGCGCTCGGTCTCCGAGTCCCTGGCGGGGCGCGGCCTGCGCGACCGTCTGCTGGCCCTATTCCGGGCGCAGCTGTGATAGCCCCGACCGGGCGCGCGAACGACGGCTCCCCGACGTCGTGCCCGGCGGTACACTTGCAACCACTGACGCACGCCGGGCACGTCGCCTGATCGGGCGGCGCAGTCTGACCAACCACTGTAAGTCTCTGAAGGAGAGAACCATGAGCGAAGAGCTGAACACCCAGACCGAAGGCGCCGAGGGCGCAGCCGAGCAGACCAAGGAGCCGAAGGGCCCCGGCGTCGGCGACGTGGCGAAGGAGCTGATCCGCGCCGGCAAGACCAACGAGGAAGTCCTCGCCGCGGTGAAGGAGCAGTTCCCCGAGGCCAAGACCTCGATGGCCAGCATCAACTGGTACCGCAACAAGCTGCGCGGCGACGGCGAGAACGTGCCGACCGCCCGCGAGCTGAAGGCCGACGCCAAGGCTGAGCAGAAGGCCGAGAAGGAGCGCCAGAAGGCCGAGGCCAAGGCCGCCAAGGAGGCCGAGCGCGCCGAGGCGAAGGCGAAGAAGGACGCCGAGAAGCAGGCTGCCAAGGAGGCCAAGGCCGCCGAGAAGGCCGCAGCCAAGGCCGCGAAGGACGCCGAGAAGTCGGGCGGCGACGCGGGCGAGTCCGGCGGCGAGGGCCAGGGCTTCCTGGACTGATCGCGGGGAATGACGGTTTGCGGGGCTAAGCCCCGGCCGTAAGATAGGGGACGTGACCGAGAGGCACGTCCCCTTTCACTTTATAGCTGGAGAACTCCAATGGCTGTCCGATTCGCCCGCATCTACTTCGTCAGAGGTGGCGCCCCCAACTACTGGAAGCATAAGTATGAGATAACCGACCCGCCGACCAGCGGGCACGGGCACGCGGTCATCATCCCCGGCGATAAGCGCTCGACCATCTTCTGCCCGTTCACCTTGCAGGCCTACCAGGTCAGCAACCGCTGCGGCGAGCTGGCGTCGTCGACCGAGGTGGAGTACGAGCCGGAGCGCCTAGCCGGCTTCATCGTCCGAGCGTGGGAGGAGGCGATCAAGCTGGGATTCCAGAGGGACTTCGGCGTGGCCGCCCTCGTGCTGACCGAGCTCGGCCAGCCTGTGCCCAAGTTCCTCCCTCCGCCGGTGGACCCAGACAAGCAGGACGAGCGGAAGTCCCGCGGCGGCAAGCCCGTCAACGAGGAGGCCCTGCGCCCTTGCAAGCCGGGCAGCAAGCGCGGCGAGGTCGCCGCCTTCTTCATGCAGGAGGAGCCGCAATCCCTCCACGAGGCTATGGCCCGCCTCGGCCTGAGCCGCTCCGGCGTGCTCTCCCACCTGTTCACCCTGAACAAGGACCACGGCGTGGGGTACGACCTGGTCAACGACTGCGCCCGCCTCGTCGTGCCCGAGGGCTTCGACCTGTTCGCCTACGTGGAGCCGGAGAAGCCCGCCAAGGCCGAGAGGCCTGCACGCACCAATGAGGACGGGACGCCGCACGAGCCGAAGAAGCGGACCAGCGGCAAGCCCGTCGTCCCCGAGGCCCTGAAGCCGATCCCCGAGCCGGGCAAGCGCGCCACGGTGGCCCGTATGTTCGTCAGCGGGTTCTTCCCGATCGCCGAGGCGATGGCCAAGCTGGACCTGGACCGCTCCGCCGTGCTGTCCCACCTGTTCACCATCAATAAGGAGAACGGGCTCGGCTACGAGCTGAGCGAGGACAGCGCGATGGCTCGCCTCATCATCCCCGAGGGCCACGTGGTCTTCGGGGCCAAGCAGCCGCGGGCCAAGAAGGGGGAATGACCGTGGCCCGACGACAGGAGTCCGACGTCGTGGGCGCCGTGCTCGAGGCCGCGGGCCTGGAGTACTCCGTCCACGTCGGCCGCAAGCACGTGAAGGTCAAGTGGGAGCTTGGCGGCCGCAAGTTCTCCTACTCCTGCGCCAAGACCCCGAGTGACTGGCGCGCCCTCGAGAACTGCCGCTGTTCCGTCCGCCGCATCCTACGGGCCGAGGGCGTCAGCGTTTAGCTACTCAAGCCGGGATGGCGGCGTGCTCGCGCCCCCGGCTATGTCATCATCTAGTTTCTACGTTCAACCTGTAAGGAGTCAACCATGCACGACCTAACCGACAACATCAGCCCCCGCGAGGCGTTTGCAGCAGCCGTGGCAGCGCGCATGCTCGCCAAGGTGGAGCAGTTCAACCTGGAGGTCTGCGCCCTCCCCATCCCGGCCGAGCCATCCATCATGGACGAGCAGCGCCTCGAGTGGGCCAACACGGCGATGCAAGAGGAGCTGACCGAGTTCAACGGGGCCTGCGAGGCTGGCGACGTGCTCGAAGCGGCGGACGCCCTCATCGACCTCGTCTACTTCGCACTCGGCCGCCTCATCGAGATGGGCGTGCCCGCTACCGCCGTCATGGACGAGGTGCAGCGCGCGAACATGGGCAAGCGCCGCGGCGAGCTGTCCAAGCGCCCCGGCTCCAAGGGCCACGATGCCGTCAAGCCCGAGGGCTGGACCCCGCCGGACCACGCGTGGCTCCTGGGCTTCACGCTGGCCGACCTCGCGGACCTCCGCCGCCTGCGCGACCAGGAGGCCCAGCGCGAGGCCCTCAGCCCGGTGTGGCTCCGCCTGCAGGCACTGCGCGAGGCCAAGGGCAAGGACTACAACGACGTCCCCGGCGGGCGTGACGCCTACTTCCCCTTCGGGCACCTGTCCTACGCCCACATGATCCACACCAAGGAGCTGCGCCTGCAGTCGCTGCTCAAGGCCATGCAGACCGGCCGCCCGGTGAACTTCGAGGGCATCCTGGACACCGTGGAGGACCTCATCAACTACGCGACCTACTACGCGGAGGCCATGCGCGACGGCCGCCTGTCGCAGGCCTCGCTCGCCCCGGTGGAGGTGGAGTGATGGTCCCCTTCTATGACGCCTACGGGGCCATCGTGGCCTGGGTGTTCGCTGGCGACGTCGAAACCAACGCCCGCACCGGAGTGCGGGTGAAGGTCGGTCGCGGCGGGACGTCCTTCCGCGTGGACCTGTCCGACGGCCTGCTGCCCACGGTCGGCTTCCGCAAGACCTTCCCGAAGTCTGCGGCGGCCGAGGTCGCGTGGTACCTGCAGGGCACCCAGGACGCGACCTTCATCCGCAAGTACGCCCCGCTGTGGGACAAGTTTGTCGAGCCCCTCGGCGGTGACGAGCTCGACCTGCACCGGATTGGCGAGCGCCAACCCGAGAAGGTGCAGGTCAACCCCACCTTCGAGGGCGTCAAGGCGGCCTATGGCTACCGCTGGCGCAACCACTTCGGCCGTGACCAGATTAGGCTCGCGGTCGAGGCGCTACGCAAGGACCCGAGCGACCGCCGCTGCTATGTCTCCGCCTGGGACCCGGCGGAGGACGGGCTCGGCGCGCTCGGCCAGCGGAACGTGCCGTGCCCGGCGTCGTTCACCTTCAGCGTGTTCAACGGGGAGCTGCACTCCAGCTTCTTCATCCGCTCCTCCGACGTGTTCGTCGGGCTGCCGTACGACGTCATGGGCCACGCCCTGCTGATGGACGCGGTGGCTCATGAGCTCCGCCTCCGCCCGGGCGTCATGCACGTCACCCTGGCCCACGCGCACCTGTACGAGAGCCACTGGGACCTGACGGTCGAGATGATGAAGCAGGAGCCCGTCGTGCCCGCGCTGCAGCTGCCGGGTTGGACGCTCTCTCAGGTCGAGCGCGCCCCCGACGACTACGTGGTCCGCTACGCCGAGGAGGCCAAGCAGCTGACGTGGCCGGCCTATAATCCTCGTCCCGAGGTCATCGAGTAAGCTGGCATTGTTGCCCTGATGCAACCCGTACAATATGCGGGTTGCATTTTTTTTTATTTTGGAGGGCCGCGTGGCTACAAAGGAAGAGAAGGCAGAGTACGCCAGGCGATGGCGAGAACGCCATCCCGAGCGCAGTCGCGAGTCCAGACAGGCCTGGAAGGAGAACAACCCTGCCCAGTACCTGTTCCACAAGGCGCGCAGCCGGGCCCGGCAGAAGGGCCTTGAGTTCGACCTGACCGTCGAGTGGGTGCGCGAGCGTCTGGACCGCGGGCAGTGCGAGGTCTCCCGCCTGCCGTTTGACTATGACCTCGGCACCTTCACCAAGGCCAACCCGTGGAGCCCGACGATTGACCGGCGTGACTCGGCCCTCGGCTACACTATGGAGAACTGCCGGCTCGTCGTGTGGGCCTACAACGCCGCCAAGAACACCTGGGGCGACGAGGTCGTGCTTGAACTCGCTGAGGCGTTGACGGAGGTCGTCGAGTGATGGACGAGGCGCCGATCAAGCGGAGCCAGTGGTACTGGGATAGGTTCTTCCTGGACCTGGCGCAGCAGGTCGCCCTGCTGTCGAAGGACCCCGACCGCAAGGTCGGCGCCGTCCTGGCCTCGGCGGACCGGCGGCAGGTCTCCTTCGGGTTCAACGGGTTACCGGAGGACGTGCCCGACCTGCCGTCGCTGCTGGCCGACCGCGACTTCAAGAACGCCCACATGAGGCACGCGGAGGACAACTGCCTCCGACAGGCTCCGTTCAATCCGCGCGGGTGCTCGCTGTACGTCACCCGCTACCCGTGCCTGCCATGCGCCACCAAGATCGTCGAGGCCGGCGTGGCGCGGCTGGTGGTGCCGGAGCAGCCCGACTTCGGCCACGCGCGGTGGGGGCAGTCCTGGGCCGAGGCCGAGGGGCTGCTGCTCCGGCGCGGGGTCTACATCATCTCACACAACGAGGAATGACACCATGAAGCTCATCCTTGCCGTCTCCCGCGACGGCTTCCTGGCTTCCGGGCCCGACGACGACATGCGCTGGACCGGCCCAGCGGACAAGTACGCCTTCCGCCTGCTCACCCTGTCGGACGGCGAGCCGCTCCTGGCCGGCAAGCAGACCGCCAGGCTCATGCCTCCGCTGCCGGGCCGGGACATTGTCCACCTGAGCCGCTCGACCCTGCCGCTCGACATGGCCGGCCGCCTAATGCGGGAGGCCTGGCTGATCGGCGGCCCGACTGTCGCCATGGAGGCCCTGCGCCTCGGCCTGGTCCACAGGGCGTTCATCCACCGCACCCAGCACGTCCTGGGCGAGGGCATCCCGTTTGCGCCGCTGCGCGAGCTCCTGCCGAAGGAGCCGTGGGGCTTCGTGAAGAACGACGCCCTGGTCATCGAGCTGTACAGGGAGGACCAACAGTGGCCCGTGAGGTGAGACTATGGGAGTGGCTACGTGACGGCCTGCGTGGCGTCGAGGGGCTGCACATGCGCCGGGTCGAGAACCTGGTGAGTGAGGGCGACCCGGACGTCGACGGCTGCTGGCAGGGTCGGTACTTCGAGCTCGAGCTGAAGGGCTGCGACCGTCCCGCCAGGGACGGCCTGCTGGACTTCGACGTCAGGCAGTCGCAGGTCGTCTGGCACCGGCGACGCTGGCGGTGTGGCGGCAACGTCTGGCTGTATGTCCGCGTCGGCAAGGGGCGCGATGTCCGCCGGTACCTGGTGCCCGGCTGCCAGACCGGGCGGGTCAAGGAGGGCGTCACCGAGGCCGACCTGGCCCTCATGTCCGTGCTTCCGCCTAGACACGCTCCCATCGACGTCCTGCGGACTGCTGTGGACACGACGCGGGTCAGGGGCCATACGAACCCCTCAACCTCTAGGAGATAGCCATGACCAAGACCGCCGCCATCAAGACCGAAGTCGCCAAGCCGGCAGCCCACTGACGCAAACGACAATCACCATCATATAGGAGGCGGGTCCACGCAGGGCCCGCTTTTTTTTGCTCCAAGGGGCTCCCAGCGGCCTCGTTTCCCGCTATTATTATTCCATCGCAACGAACATTGGAGACCAGCATGAAGATCGCAGACATTATCCGCCGCGGCATCGCCACCGGCGCCTCCACCGAGGAGATTCTCGCCGCCGTCCGAAGCATCCACCCGACGGCGAAGACCAACGCGGCCTGCGTGGCGTACTACCGCAGCAAGGAGAAGACGGCCGAGAAGAAGGTCAACCCGTACAAGGAGGGCACCATGAGCCACGCCATCCACAAGGCCCTCAACGCCGAGCCGGCCGCAGCCGCGCCCGTGTACACTGTCAAGGGCATCAAGACCTTCATCGGCATGGAGGGCCACGGCTACAACGCCTCCCTCTACAGAGACGGCAAGCTGGTCGCCTTCGTCATAGACGACGCATCCGGCGGACCGCTTCAGGTCGAGTGGAAGGACGCCAAGGACGGCCTCGTCGAGGTGCAGACCAAGGCGTACGACGGCAAGCCCTGGACCGTCAAGATGACCCGTGAGGAGAAGCGCCTGCACGACCTCGCGACTTCGCTGCCGCCGAGCGTCTGCGAGTGGACGGACCCGGCCACGGGCAAGGCCGCGGAGCTCGACATGACGTCAGACCTGTTCATCGAGGGGCTCGTCAACGACGCCCTCCTCCTCAAAGACGTGGCCAAGATGACCAAGGGCAAGGTGGCCTTCGTCCGCGATGGCAAGCTCTACACCGTCAAGTGCGAGCCGACGCCAGCGAACGTGGAGAAGGTCAAGGCCAAGAACCCGAGCACCCTCGTGCTCAACGGCATGGAGGACTCCGAGCTGCTCGCCACCGTGCGCGCCCTGCAGTGAGCCATTGCTTGCGGGAATGATGGAAAAAAGTTCCCCGAGGGGGCTCCCGATCCCGCCAAAAGATGTATAATGGAAACCATCAACGCAATGCACTGCGTTGACCAAACGAACAACTGACTAGGAGCCCTACCATGAACCTGACCACCGAATCCAACGTTGCCGACATCGCCGCCCGCTTCAACGAGCTGAACGGGTCCAACACCGACGTGAAGACCCTCGCCAAGCGCGGCAAGGCCAAGCTGCTCGCCGCCATCACTGCCATGGAGGCCAAGCTCCCGAAGGAGGAGTCCAAGGTCGAAGAGCCCAGCGCCAAGCCCATGTCGAGCTTTGTGAGCCAGCTCATCAAGGACAAGCCAGCCGACGTGCCCGCCAAGGCCGACAAGCCCAAGCGAGCCAAGAAGGACCCATCCGAGAAGAAGGAGAAGGGTCCGGTCATCCGCGTGGAGGCCGAGAAGCTACTGCTCGAGGTCGCGAAGACGGACGAAGACGGCCGGGCGTGGGGCCACTCCTACGAGTACATCCTGAGCACCCTCCTCGCGCAGTTCGAGGGGGCCAAGACCACCGTGGCGTGCCTCCGCTGGTACGCCGTCCACATGCGGGAGCGTGGCGAGAAGGTGCCGCACCGTCCCCGCGCAACCGCCAAGGCAGAGTGAGGAGAACCGACATGCCCGTGATGAAGACCTATATCGCGGGCGCCCCGTACCACACGGGCGCCCGTGAGATGATCGCCAAGCTGCGCCGGAACGAGGATCTGGTCCTCGTCCGCGAGCCGTCCAACCCGCACGACCGCAACGCCGTGGCCGTGCACGCCGCTGACGGGACCAAGCTCGGCTACGTGCCGCGCGTCGACGCCCCGGCCGTGGCCAAGGTGCTGGACCTGGAGCTGCCCTGCGCATGCCGCTTCGACGGCAAGCCGAGCACGACATCTGTGACCATAGAGTGGGAGGCCTGAGCCATGAACGACCAAGCGGAACGTCCCGACCTCGAGGACCTCAGTGAGGACGAGGTCATCGCCATCCTGACGGGCAAGTGCCTGCACGAGGTGCAGCTGGGTCGGATCATGGCCCTGCTCGGGCTGGCGGCAAAGGCCGCGGGAGGCAAGCTAGAGCTGCGCATGGCGGACCTCGAGGGCCTTGGCGGCATCGCCATTGCCATCGACAAGTCGACGGGCCTCGTGACCGTGGAGGTCATGCCATCCCCGCCGGCCGACACGCACACGCCGACGCACGAGGCGCCGCCCACGCGGCAGTGACCCAACAGACATAGGGAGAAGAAGATGAACAGATACAACAAGCGCTGGGCCCTGGAGTGGCTCGGGTACGCAGCCGCTGCGGTGGTCGCCATCGCGGTGTTGGTCGGGTTCGGCCATCGCCTGCTCGAGGTCCTCGACATGCCGGAGGTGCGCGAGTCGTACCGCACGGGGCGCTGCGTCGAGGTGGTGGACCATCGCGCCCGCCATGAGGGCCGCAAGTCCGAGTGGTCCTGTGACAACCTGCCGCCAGAGTACGACCGGGTCTGGGTGGAGTGACGACATGGCCCGCCTGCTCATGATCCTAGTCGTCTTGTGCCTGGTCATCTACGTGGTGGCCTCCGTAACTCTGCCTGCGGCGCAGTCCATCCGTCGCACGGCAGCGTGCATTGATATTGCGGCCCAGGGCCAGGAGCTCCCTGCCGAGTGCCGGCGTGCATCCCCGAGCTCCAGGTGATACCATGGCTTTCATCAACCACGAGGAGAGAGAGCCATGGACAAGTGCAAGTGCGACGACTGTGAGCGGGACGACGGGCTGGGATGCGCAAGGGGCCTACTGTTCGCGCTGCCTCTGGGGCTACTGCTCTGGGGCCTGGTCTTCGCGGTCTGGATGTTCTTGGCCCGGACGGCCGTGCCGGACACGCCGCCTGAGCAATTCAGGCCGGCGCCGTCAGCCGAGGTGCGCTGCGCCTAGGCGCTGAGCAGCGCCAGGCCGCCCGAGGAGCCAGGCTGTGCACCTGGCGGAGAAAAAGCCGCCGCCCGGAGGCGGCGGAAGGTCCTGCGGTAGGAAGGAGAGAACTGCCGCAGGCGCCGGGGCGCTCACTTGCCGATCAGTTCCTTGAAGCCGAGCCAGAAGGCGGCCACGAGGCCCGAGACGGCGATGCCGACGAGCGTCAGCATCCCCTTGGACTTGATGGAGTCGGTCGTGGTACGCCACTCCCGGAGGTGCTGGAAGTCCTTCTGGACCTCGATGGGGTCATCCACCTTGACCCCGAGCATGAGGAAGGTCTCCCGGACGGCCTCGCGTATCAGCGCGCGGGCCTCGTCGGGGGTAAGGTTCTGCAGCTGCTTCTCTGGTCCGTTGTCGCTCACTTGGCGGCCTCCTTGTCGTCCGTCAGGCGGTCCGCCCGGTAGAAGTCCAGTTGCCAGGAGGCCTCCTTGGCCCAGCGGATCATCTCCGCCATATTGCGCGACAGCGCCTCGTATCCTCGCGCCGTCAGGGCGAACATAGGCTCCCCGCCGACCTCCACGACTTGCCACCGGACCTGCTCAGTCTTGACGGGCTCGGGGCGTGGCAGTACGGGGCGCGGTGGCTCCTTGACGCTCAGCGGCGGCTGCTCCTTCGGTGGAACGCTCGAGCAGGCGCAGAGCGTCAGCAGTGCCAGCGTTGATACGATTCTCGATGAGACCCGGCTTGCGCTTGGCCAGCGCGCCGAGGTCATGCTTGGACAGTACATCCCGAAGCTCCCTCGCGTACGTGCCAGCCTCACGCTGGGCGGTTGTCAATTGGTCTAGCGCCCGGGCTTGCTCCCTGGCGGCCTGGTCCCACCGGTCCACCGCCGAGCTCAGGGCATCGGCGCGTGACTTCTCCCTGGCGACGTCCTCGCGGAGCGTGGCGACCTGCGCCGAGAGCTCCGCCTTGGCATCAACCAGGCCGGTGTAATGGCGATATGATAACGCGATGACTGTTACCGTGGCAACCCCGATAAGTATGCCAGCGCCGATCTTCCATTGTAGTCCCGTCAGGTTCAGCATGTCGAGCTCCTCACGGGTAGACGCTGGACGGCAGCTCGAAGTGCGGGCCGTCCAGGAAGGCCTTCTTGCCCTGTGCCTTGCGCCGTGCCACGTAGCCCGCCACCTCGTCCTCGAGGTCGTCGCCTAGGTCGGCTAGCGTCCTGTCCCACACGCCGCCCCAGCGGATTGGCACCTTGAGCTCGATGCTCGCACGGCGGACGGCCTCGGCCACGCGATAGCACAGGCTCCAGTCCCACCGAAGCTCCGAGCGCCCGTCACCGTCGAAGTCGACGAACGGCACCAGGTCGACGGCGTGGCCGTACCCGGTGGGCCCACCGGCAAGGTGGCGGGAGTCCATGGTCTGGCTTGCGCCGGCCGCCACCAGCTTGGCCTGGCGGGCCCTGGTGCGCAGGCCCTCGTGGACACTGAAGTCCACGGCGGTCAGCTCAATCGCGCGCTCCACCACCCTGACCAGGTGCGGGTGGACTCCCTGCAGGTTCTGCCTCGACTTGTTTCCTAGTACGTAGCTCATGGCTGATCCTCAACTTTTGCTGAAGCCCCGGCGCCCGGGGCAGGCCTCGGGGCCCGCGCGGCCGTAGCCGCGGGTCCCTTGATCTTCGTCATGCTGATGTCCTCCCAGGTCGCCCCGAACACGTACGAGCCGACGATGCCGAGCAGCGTGAGGAAGGCCATCGTCACGGCCGTGTCGGCCGGCCCGGAGGTCAGGTCCTTCCAGAGGACGTATGCGACGACCCACATGCAGAAGGCGGAAACGGCGAACATGAAGCGCCGCCGGATGCGCCAGCTCGACTGCCCCGGGTTGCGCTCCAGGTTCTCCATTTACCATCCTCCTATGTCAATGTAAGCCAACACTATGCCGTCTGTTGGTCGGGTCGCACGCCGTCAGATGGCAATGCCGGCGGACCAGCCGGCGGCCTTGTAGGCAGTCAGCTTCTCCTCGTCCTCAACGTACGCCACCCAGCCCAGGCGCGGCACGGCGAAGGCCCAGGCGTTGTCGGCCTGTGACCAGACGGCCACGCGGCCCTCCTGCCCGACCCAGGCGTCGGTCGCGACGCCCGCCACGATGTAGGTGTCGCCGTCTGCAGGCGTCGCGGGCGGAGTGACGAGGTCGCGGTCCTTGACCGACAGGTGGACGCCGAAGCGCCCCAGCCGGAGCAGGTTGTTGTCCATGCCCACGTTCCAGCCGTTCTCGCCGTAGGCCCAACCGTATTGGAGCCCGCCGCGGGGCTCTGTCTTTGCTGCCATGATTCTCTCCTTATGCAATAACAGGAAGTATGCGGTCCCGGATGACCGCGTTCTTGACGCCAGAGTCTTCATCTATGGCAATGACCATATGAAGCGCATTCTCAAAAACCGTAAAAGAGAAGGCTCCAGCCGAGTTGCTCATTGTTTCAGCAATAAAGCGCCCGTCCGCCCGCTTATAGCACCTCACCTTACGCACAAGCGGGTTACCGAGGTCGTCCGTGACTGTGCCATCTATCACCATCGGCTCAGCCAGCGCCCGCGTAAGGAGCTCACGAATCATTGCCTTGCCGACGTCCGTATATCCATCCGCGCCGTATAGGAACGAGCAGAAAATCAAGTTGGCAGCCAAGGTCGAGGCGTTCTTCATTACGGCGCCTTTAGGGGCCACAATGACTGAGACGTCCGTACTGCTCGCCGCCTTTAGCGCCAGAATCTCTATGCCAGCTCCGCTGGCGACGTCAGTAGTAGTTGCGTAGCCCTGGTAGCCGAGGCCACCGGACGCATATACGGTCTGAGTACTGGGGAAAGCCAAGATACCAGCGGCTTGCCAAACGGGGTGGCTTGTCGGGGTGTACGTTGTAGTCTCAGACGTGCCACGTGAGGTATGCTGGGTGAATAGCCCGGCGCGCGCAGCGACCGAGTTGGCTGAGGTGTTACCGGGCTGCAAGCCGTTTACTCCGCCGCATATAACAGGCTTGCCCTCTTGTAGCACTGCCACGACCTTATCAGATTCTGCAGCTACGTTGTTACTACGTACAGCCACGATCGCATCGCCTGCCCGCATATTGGCAAGGGTAACCGCGGCAGAGGTATATGCCGTGACGGTGTGCCCCAAGCTCTCAAGCATGGCTTTCGTTGTAGTAGCAGCCACGTGAGCCAAGTCGGCAGTCACCATAACCAGATTAGCCATTTACTTCTCCTCAGTTAAAAACCAACAGAACATTGTCACCGGTAGGGGGTGTGTAGCTGGCGGCATCAAACACCAATCCAATTGCCGCCTGGCCGAGATTGCAGACATGCAGCTGCGCTTGATAGCTTTCTATCCCGTCCCGTACAGACCAGAGTTCCAGCCGCGCTTGGGTTGCGGGCACCTGTACGACGTCAAAGGTGAATGTCTGCCCTACAATCCCTGCAGCCTCAAATAATAAGGCGTCGGTATCTACCGCGCGAGCCCGAAAGGTATATGTTGTGCCGGCCTCAGGGGATATGCTGGCGTCTAAAAATCCAATAAGTGATCCCCCAGTTTGCTGCAGCCTATTACGATGCGCCCAGGTCAATGTCACCTCCCCACGTAGTTCACCTTCGGGGAAGTATAGCCCGTTTATACGGAAGTCCCCTGGCGGGTATGGGCGGGCAGCACGGCCAGACACCTGCACTAGCAGAGCAGAAGCCTGGTCTAACGATACTTCACCGGCCCCAGACACGGGGGCTATTTTTACAACAACTGAGTCGGAGGCCACGTACTCAGTATCGTCTAATAGTGAATACTCGTCCCAAAATATCAAAGGCGCGCCAATTGCGTGAGGCCTAGGAGTAGTATCTAGCACTCCACGCTTAACGGTCAACTGATTGCCGGATATGCCTTCTACCGCCACTAGCTCATCATCTACCTGGGCCCATGAGCCAATAGTGACTTGATCTAATGATACTCCTTCTGCAAAATAGAAGACCGTATCCATGGGGGCTACTGCAGCGGCAAGAGTTGCGCCAGGGCCGAAGTCCATCATGCCTATGTCTTCAAACCCCGCTCCCGAATCTACATAAACCCGCGAGTTAATAGCGGAGCCCCCGGGTGTCACGGCTGCGGCCCCGACGTAGCCGGCGTCCGGGTTGCCAGCCAGGATCGTGTCCACCACGGTCGAGCCCTGGCGCTGCACCAGCTCGTAGTACGGGGCCTCAAAGGCGACCTGGCGTGTGACGGCAGAGGGCGGCGCGGACGGGTTTTCCCAGGCAGGGTCGCCCGGGGTGACCAGCTCGACCTCGGGCATGCCGAAGGCGTCCTCGATGACTGTCAGCTTGATGCGGTTCGAGCGGCCGTCCCCGTAGGCGACCTCGGCCACGCGGAAGACCGTCTCGTAGAGGGCATACTCCGGCCAGGTGACCTTGATGGCATCCCCGATGGACACGTCCTTCGCCGACCTGTCGGCGTAGATGACCGCCTTGCCGAGCTGGCTCGACAGGAGCTTCAGGGCACGCTGGGCGACGCGCGAGGCCATGACCGGGTCGGGCAGGCCGGGGTACTGCAGGGTCGTCGCGACATGGGCCTGCTGCATGCTTGCCAGCGCGATGTCCTGCACAGTGATGCTCGCGTTACGCCCGGTCGACACGTTCCAGTAGTTGACGGTCACGGAGGTGGTCAGCTCGCCGAAGGTCGGGCGGGAGAAGTTCTCCACCTTAGTGATGTTGGCCTCGGTCAGGTGCAGCAACGTGCCCACGTCGTAGTCATCGCGGATGAGCTTGATCTTGAAGAGGCCGGTCTTGCGGTCGACGTACAGGGCTGCGTCCGCGTGCTTCAGCAGCTCCTGGATCATGTCCTGGATCGTCTTCTGGCGGTCCCAGATGAGACAGATGCCAAGGCGCTCACTGCGCAGCCTGTCAGCCGCCGCGCGGAACGAGGCGTCGTCCAGGTCAGCCTCGGCGTAGCCCATGCCCCAGGTCGGGTCTGTCAGGCACTCGCGGATGGCGTGGACGACGTTCATGGCAGGCGAGTCACCCATGAAGGCGAAGAAGACCGCGTTGTACAGCTCGTCCGAGCTGCCGCCGCTCACCACCGGCACGCCGTCGCCGGAGGTGTTGTCGATCTGCTCCGTGTAGCTCGTGTCCCCGTAGTCAATGTTGACCCCGTAGACGTCCACCTCGTTGGCCCCCGACCAGGTGCCGGTCCTCTGCAGGATCGGGGCGGCCTCGGCCAGCGCGGCGGGCCACTGCTCCATCGTCGGCTGCCCGTCTGTCACGATGCACATGACGTTGTTCCGCTCCTCGCCCGACGCCAGGGCCGAGAACCAGCTCTTGGCGTAGGTGAAGAAGCCTGTGAAGAAGGTGCCGGATGCGCTGGTAGTGAGGCCGAGGACGAAGTTCTTGAGCGCAGTCATGCCCGGCTGGGTGACCGCCACGTACGAGATGCTGGCGCTGTGCATCGTCGTGATCGCGATGTCGACCGGCACCTGCGCGTCGGCGGCAAGGGTGGCCAGCTCGTCGAGCACCGCGATCATGTTGTCCTTCATGACCGTGAAGCGCGTTGCCCCGCCACCCACCGCCTCGTTCATGGAGGTGGAGGTGTCCAGGCAGAACAGGATGCGCTGGCGGGTCTTGAAGGACTCGACTGTTGGGATGCTGGCCTTGGTCGGGTACCACTGCGGGATGCCGTCCTGGCGCGTGAGCACGCGACTGACGCGGAAGTCCCACTTCTTGAGGTACGGGTTGAGCCCGATGTAGACCTGGCGCAGGACGACGCTCGTGACGCCGCGGAAGGCCGGTACGAGGGCGCCGAGCTTAGAGGACAGGTAGTCATTGACCCCCTGCGTCGGCTCGCCGGGCATGAAGTCAATGTCGCCCTGGATGCCGCCCTCGCGCGACTCACCGCCGAACAGGTCCGGCTTGCGGATGGTGATGCGCCCGGTCCGACGGTTGCCGACCCAGGCGTCTCGCTCGTCCACGCGGATGCGCACGATCTTGTCCACCGGCCCGTGGCACAGCACCATGTGCATGCCCAGGTAGTATTTATAGCCGACGGTGACCTTCTTACTGCTGCCGCCCATCTTGCGCCTCCTCTTGTCGCTTCAGCGCCAGCTCCACGACCTGCAGGGCCATCGGGTCCCCGGTCGCGAGCAGCAGCTCGTGGTCTATGCCGTCCCGCAGGAACTCCTGCCAGTCCAGCCCGTACCGGACGAAGAAGTCCCGGCTGCCGCGGGAGCACATCCGCGCGGCCCGTATGTCCGTCATCCGAATCTTCACTTCTTGCCGCCCTTCTTCTTGATCGCTACCGTCCGCAAGTCCCCGTACCACACGACGTTCGGGCCCGTGATGTCACGGGTGCCGAACACGACGGGAATCTCCCGGCCCTCCTCGGCGGTCGGCACGTTGAAGTCCCCAAGGCCCGCAGGCGGCGCGCTCTGCGGCTTCGGGATCATCGAGTAGCTCACCACCAGGGCGACTACGAAAACCACTGCCCATATCCAAGCCATGGTCGGTCTCCTTATACGATGGAACTACCGGCGAACGGGTTCCGGGTTGGAATCCAGTCGAAGCCGCCGTAGTTCTCCAGGTTGTTGAACTTTGAATTGCAGGTGCCACGCGAGCGGTCGCACCCAGGGTAGAGCTTGACGACCAGGCCGCCGTAGATCATCCCGTAGCTCGTGCCGTAGCCCTGCTGCGTGAAGAGGCGGATGAGCGACTCCATCGGACGCATGAGGGTCAGCTGCGCTCCGGCATGGCCGATGACGAACCGCAGGGCCCCGTCCGGTGTCTCGATCATGCCGCCGGAGAACCACCCGTCGGGGTAGCCTGCAGCCTCGGGGACGGTTACGACGGCTCCGGCCGCGGCTGACGGCACGCCCTGCACACCGTGGGCAGACTTTGCCACCTTGCACCCGCGCCCGTAGAGGGCGTGCCGGCACATGCGCTGGTATCGGGCACCCAGGCCGGGGCGGGCGAGCGAGGTGAATATGGAGTCGAAGCTCAGCTTGATGTCGACGCCAGAGGGTCGCACACCGGTCAGGCGCCCCTTCCAGATGACCGACACGTCGTCGTCCTCGTGGAGCTGCCAGACTGTTGCGGTCACGATGGCCTCAATGGAGTCCTTCATCCAGCGCCGCGCTGCGTCGTTGTAGACGTCGAAGGTGATGTCCAGGTTGGCGCGAGCAATGTCCTCCTTCGACTCCACCTCGCTGTGCTGGACGGCTGCCGGCGCATACACCTCGCCGGCGTACGTCACCTCGTACGGGGCGTTGGTGTAGGTCCAGACCAGCTTCTCCTCGTAGTCTGGGGTCAGCAGCGCATTGTACAGCCCCTGCGATGCCGTGGACGAGATGGACTGGATGCCGTCCCTTGGGGTGTTGTCAAGCTTGGCGAGCTGCACCGTGTCGAACAGGTCGACCGCGATGCCATAGATGGAGACGTCGTTGTCCACCGCCTTGCTGAAGAGCCCGGTGCGCGCGATCATATCGGCGGCAAGGCTGGCTGCGGCGTCCGCGGAGCTGGCGGGCTCGGGCACGCCGTCGGTGATGAAGAAGCAGGCGCGCCGCCAGCCGGGCGACGGGACCAGGAAGTGGTTCCGTGCGAACTGCATAGGGTAGTTGTAGGCCGTGCCCTCCCAGATTGGCGTGAGCGCCGCGACCCAGGCCTTGAGCTCCTCCACCTTGGTGGCGTCGATGCCTCGGCGCACAATCTCGGTCGTGCTGGCGGCCCCGCTGAATGAGCACACGCCCACGTCAATGCTGATGCCGTTCTCGACGCTAATCTCCAGCAGGCGGTCCAGCACGTCGATGAGCTGCTGCTTGGCAATGTCCATGCGCGTGCGCGTGCCAACGACCAGCTCGGCCATGGAGCCGGAGCGGTCGAGCACGAAGTACAGGTTGTTGTTCCGTGCGAAGGGGTCGACGAACCCCATCTCCACGAACCGATAGAGCTCGGTCAGGGCTGCGCTCATAGGCCTGGCACCTCCACGATGGGCACGGAGATGGTCGCGGCACCTCCCTGCGTATACCTAATTTCCACCCGGTCCGCGTCGAACCGGACGCCCGTCATGAGGTTTACCTCTGCGATGGACGACAGCGGCCACGAGGCCCCCGCGTTGCCGGTCAGCACCAGGGCTACCCGCCCGACTGACACTGGCTTGACTGCCTGGACGCGGTAGAACCTCCGGGCACCGTTACTATGCCGCACGGACACGTCGAACGGCACCGACGCTGACAGGCCCAGCACGTCCGTGACCTCAATCAGGTCTGTGCCCGGGGCCAGCGGGTCGGGGTTGTCGCCAAGCGCACTGCGCGCCACCAGGTCGGGGTTGTGGCTGAGGTACCAGAAAGCGTGGCGACGGCCCTTGCGCGAGTGCACCCACTGCAGGGTCGTCTTCAGCTCCTGGCGAGTCAGTGGGTGCCAGGACATGGTGGTCTGGGTCTCGGGGGCGCCGTACCGCTCGACCCCGACAATGATGCCCGTCATGTTGTCCGTCTCGTCCAGCTCCCGGTAATGCTGCTCCTTGACCTCGCGCACCAGCACATTGGGGTCGGTCAGCACGTCCACTCCGCGGTGCTGCGGGAACGGCGAGGCAGCCGAGAGCTGGACCGCCCCGACCGCCTTGACCCGCAGCTCTGCGCGGCGCACGTCGTTGTTGGACACGACGAACTCCGGGGCCTGCGCCCACCGCACGACCTGGAGCGGCACCACGCAGGCGTTCACGTACCACTGCGGGAGCTCCTCGGTCAGCTCGATGCCTCCGGCAGACCGCGACAGCACCTCCACCACCTTCCAGGTCTGGTTGTCCTGCCACACTAGCGCCTGCCCGCCTGCCACAAACACGTCGGCGTCGAAGTCCCCTGACACCGAGGACTGCCCCCAGGCCAGGCTGCCGGTGTTGACGTAGTGCTGCCACATCGGCACCAGGAACTCCTGCGACTGGGTCCGCGCGAAGAACTTGGCCGCGCCGTACTCCGCCGGGTCCAGCCAGCAGGTCATCATGTAGGTCTGACGCGGTAGGTGGCGCAGCGCCACCCGATCCTCGCCGGCCTTGCAGCGGATGACGTCCGTCAGCCACTCCAGGCTTTCAGTCAGCCCCTTCTGGGGTATGTAGGGCCACACCTGCATGTCAGCCTCCCGTCATCATGCTGCGGATTGTCGTCTGGTTCCTGCGCACGGCGTTGACCAGCAGCTCCTCGCCCTCGGACGAGCCGAGGTAGTCGCCGATGACCCCGCTGTCGAAGGTGTTGATCTGCCGGATGTTGACCTGCGGCGCGGCGGCCTGCACGCTCTGGCCCTGGGCCTCCTGCATGGCCCTGGCCGTAGCCACCCGGCCGGTCACCGTCGCAGGCCCCTTGACCAGCTCCGGGCCGTACTCGCCGACGATGCCGATCTTGCCGGCGGCGATCTGACCGCCTTGGTCGTAGGCTCCGGCAAACTGCGCGCCATTGATCTGGGCCAGGATGCTTGCACCGGTGGCAGCCACGCGCGCCATCTCTGCCAGGTTGGCCGGGAAGCCCAGCTCCTGGGCCTTAGCCAGGCCGGTCGAGATGGACATGGCGGCCTGGGCTACCGAGAAGGCCTTGCTGATGGCGAAGAGCGCCTTGTAGGCAGTAGACTGCTCGCCTGCATACGACTTCGCCAGGCCTGCTAGGCCGTCGAACATCTGCGAGGCCGCACCGAGCTGGGTCTGGATGCGCTGCTGCTCCATCTGCGCCTGCTCCTGCTGGAACTGCTGGTTGAGCCGGCGCAGCAGGTCCTGCCGCTCGGTCTCGGTCACCAGCTCGCTCTCCAGGATCATTTGGCGCTTCCGCTCGTACGACTGGCGCAGCATCTCCTCCTCGGTCAACAGCCCATTGTAGAGGGCCTCGCGCTCGCGCTGCCGCTGGGACTCAAGGTCGGCCAAGGCCTTGTCGCGATCGGCGGCAGACCGCTCCTCCAGCTGGGCACGCAGCTCCGACCCCTCGGCCGTGTTAGCGCGGATAATCTCCATGCGGCGGGCGTAGGACTCCTGGATGGACTCCTCCTCGGTGCGCAGCGACTGGCGCAGGCCCTCGAGCTCGGCACCCTTCTGCTCCTGCAGCCTCTTCAGCTGCTCCGCCCGGTCTGCCTCGAGGCGAGCCATGAGGTCGCGCCGCTGGTCGGACTCCACGCCGGTGTTGGCCTCGATGATCGCCTTGCGCTTCTCGTAGGACGCCTGGATGGCCTCCTCCTCGGAGCGCAGCGACTCGACCACGGACTGGAACTCGCGCTCCCTGGCCTTGCGCGCGGCCTCGGCAGCCTTGTCCACCTTGTCGGAGGACTTGCCGCCGCTGCCGTCGCCGCCCACCTTGAAGCCCGCCAGGCGGTCCTGGCCCTTGCCTGCCTCGCGGCGAGCGCGCTGCTGTTCCTCGTACTCGCGGCGTAGGCGCTGCGCCGCGGCGACCTGGTCGTCGCTGGCCTTGACTGCTGCGTCGCGCTCCGCCAGGGCTGCATCCAGCGAGGACATGCGGGCCTCACGGATACCGTTGAGGCGGGCCTCAAGCCGCTGGCCGACCCCGGCGACCGTGTCGTCGTTGAAGATGGCCTTGACGCCGTCCACGAAGGCGCCGGCGTAGGCCGAGACGCGGTCGAGGCCGGCCGCGACCTCGATGACCATGATCTGGATGAAGGCGCGGACGTTCGACGGGAAGTTCTTGAAGGCGGCGATCAGGAAGTCCACGGCCGCCTTGCCCTCGTCCTCCCACTCGCCGAAGTTGTCCTTGATGAACGCGGTCAGGATGTCGACCGTCTGACTGATGTCGCGGCCCCAGGCGTCGAACTGCACCGTGATCGACTTCAGGTAGGCCTCGAGCTCTCCCGACGCGATCATGTCGGTCAGGCCCTGGAGCGCATCCGTCGCGAGCCTGACGGCCGACTCGATGACGTCGCCGACGCCGGACTGGGACACGGTCAGGAAGAGCTGGTCCCAGGTGTCGCCCAGGTTGCTGATGGCACCGTCCAGCGAGTCCATGCGCTGCTGCATGGCCCCGGCGAACTGGTTCTCGCCCAGCTTCGTCAGGTACTCCTCAATCTCGGCCGCGTTGTTCCCGATCGTCGTGGTGACGCCCTGGAACGTGAGGGAGACCTTGTCGCCTTCCTGCTTGGCCTTGATGCCGAACTCCTTCAGGCGCTCGAACTCGCCGGTGGTGGCGTCGGCCACCGCCTCGACCATCTGGCTGAGGTCCTTGCCCATGGCAGAGGCGGTGTTGCCGTAGGAGGTAAGCGCGCGCTCGGAGGGCGTCAGGCCGAGGTTCACCAGCTTAGTGAACCCCTCTACCGCCTGGTCCAGGCTGTAGGGCGTCTGCGCGGCGAACTCGCGCAGGGCCTCGAAGGCGACTCCCGCCTTCTCGCTCGACCCGGTCGCGGTGACCAGACCGGCGTTGAGGACATCGAACTGGCGCTGGACGTCCACGATCTTGCTGAGCGCCGCGGTGGCAGAGATGGCGGCTGTCAGCGGCCCGATGAGGCGCGTGAAGGCGCCGGTGAGGCCGGAGGTGGCGCGCTCGGCGCCGCCACCGGAGGAGGTGAGTCCCTTAAGGCGACGGTCTGCCTCCGCCACCTGAAGGGACTCGACCCGGATTGCTAGGCTTGCTACGTCGGTCGCCATGCTGCACCTTCCAGAATATACGGTCTAGGGACTTTATCAGCTCGGCCTCCCAGCCCGCAAGGCGCTTGCCAGTCATGCTGGACCAGGCCTGCAGCTCGGCGTACGTCAGCGGCTCACCCGCGAACACCTCCCTGAACCACTCCCAAACATACCGAAGCTCCTCTGGGAGCTCCGGCGCCTCCGCCAACTGTGGCGGCTTCCTCTTAAGGGTCTTCCAGACCTGCATGAGCGATTCACGCAGGGTCTGCTTCGACCCCCTCGGTATCAGGTCGAGCCTGAACTCGTGCTCTGCGAAGGCTGCGAGCTGCTCGACCCTGCCACGAAAAAAGTGCGCGCTTGCTCGCAGCCATGTCGATGGCGTCCATGATCTGCGGGGCCTCACGGAAGAACGCCTCGACGTTCTCCTGCGTGCAGGGCTGCGGGAACGACCACTCGGTGACGAGGGCGGCCACGAGGCTGCGCTTGCTGTCCGCAATGGCGCGGGCGCGGTCCGCCGGGTCATCAATCTGGGCGATGCGGAACGCATCCCGGCGGGACTCCGCCTCGGCCTCGCGGAACCGGTCGGAGTCGACGCCGAGGATGCGCACCCAGTGCTCGCTCTTCTCGCCGTTCGGCAGGTAGAGTGGCAGCTTCAGCCCGTCGTTCGCCTTGCTGCGCGTGAAGAACGCATCCATGCCGGCCGCGCCCACGGCCTTCTTGTCGTTGTCGGTCATCTCACTTCTCTCCTAGTGTCGTCCCGGGCTTACGCCGGGTTGCGGTCGATGATGATGTTGGTGCCGGTGGTCGCGTCGAGCAGGGCCTGGAAGGGCATGCTCAGCGTGATCGGCCCCTCGCCGTCCACGTCCGGCTGGCCGCCGGTGTACTTGATCCGCGGCAGCGTGACGGTGTACAGGTTGCCGGCGCCGTCCGGGAGCTCGAACACGATACTGGACTCGGTCTCGTTGATGAACTTGTCCAGCAGGGTGGAGTTCTCGAAGTAGGCGGTGACCTGGCCCGAGACGTTCGAGCGGCCGATCGACGGGCGGATGGACTGCTTGGAGCCGACGACGTAGCGGGCCTCCAGGCCGTTCTCCACGTTGAGCTGAATCTCCGTGATGACGGCGATCGGGACGCCGGCTTCCTGCAGGGTGCCGGTGAACGAGTCGAGCGGGCTGGTCGTGGTCGCCGGGTTGTAAGTCGCGCCGGTCACGATGGCCGTGCTGGTAGCCATATTCTGGCCCAGGACGCCGAAGGCCCCCGTCACCATCGCATTGGCATTGATGGCGAGCGAGAGGGTGTTGAACTCCACGCCGGTGAAGCGGTGGTAGGGCTTGTCGACCGTCAGGATGTCGCCGAAGAAGCGCTCGATCGTAAAGGAGCGGCGAGTCGTGCCAGCCTTCAGGCGATCGGTGCCAACTGCGGGGGTATCGACCTCCCAGGTGCCTCCGAGGACAGCCTCGAGCAGCTTGTCGAAGCTGCCGTAGGACAGCTCCACGTTGATGTCGCCGCCAACCTGGTAGGCCCCGTGGCGGAAGTCGCTGATCTGGCGATCGTCGCGGAGCTCCTCGGACTGCAGGGACTCCTTGGACAGGCCAAGGGTCGTGCCAGTGTGGCGGATGATGTCGAAGACGGGATTCGCTGGGGTCGTGCCATAGGCGGACTCCGCGACGATGCGCATGCTGTGGCGGCTACCGTTTGCCATTGTCGTTCTCCTAAGAGGTTAGTTTCGGGGCACCCGGGCTTCCCAGGTGACTGTCATGCTCACGCGATACCATCCATCCACCTCGCGCCCGCGTGAGCGGCCGCACGAGGTGACCGTGAGCTCGACGCCTCCGTGGGCAAGTCGCTTGCCCGCCTTGAAGAAGTCCGACAGCTCGTCCGCCTTGGCCGTCACGGCCGCCTCGCCGGTCATCAGCGGATAGTTGAGGTCGATCTGGAGGATGCCGTCATGCGCGTCCTGGCCCTCGCTGCCGAGGGTGGCCACGGACGGCTGGTTGGGCAGCACAAAGGCCGAAGCCCAAGGACTCTGGTCCGTGGGCTTTTCGAAGGGGGAGTTCTCGACGGCGCAGGGCAGACCAAGTGGCGAATCCACCACCCCCTGCATCAGTGCGCCGCGCAGGCCCCCGTAAGCGTTTGCCATCTACTGCCCTCCTCTACCGGCCCAAGGCGCGAGCCTTGGCCTCCACGATCCGGCGCCACTGGGCAACGTGCTTCCGCACCATGCCCTCCGGCGCCTGCCTGCTCCAGCCGTCGTACTCGATACGCTCGGCGTAGGGTAGGTTATTGGTAAACCACACGACGTCGAGCAGCCCGCCCAGGTTCGCCATGGCCTCAGCCAGCGACAGGCCCCCGTTCGGGTCCGTCCTGTCGAGGGCTGCCACGGCGGGCGAGTTGATCGTCGTCTGCCAGTTGCCGCGAAGCCGGCCGGAGTCGACCGGCGTCGCGTAGATGACCAGCTTGAACAGCTCGAGCACCGAGGCCCGGCGGACCTTGTCCACCTTGTCGAGGGCCTTGATGCCGAAGCCGCGCAGCTGAGACTCAAACCGACCGGCCATGGCTATCTCCTCACCTGCAGGGAGAAGACGACCGCCACGCCGGCAGGGTCGACCGCGTCGAAGTCGACAACATGCCACTGGACACCACTGGCCTCGACGAACGTGTCGCCTACGCGGGGCCGCTCGGTGGCCTGGATGTACACCAGCCGGTCGCCGCGCTTGATCGTCTCGCCATCGACAAGCTTCTCGCTGTAGTCCACTACTACGCCGACGACCGGGAAGACCTGAGCAGCGCCGGATGTCACGGTGCCCGCAACCGGGTCAACCGTCGGGGCACCCGAGCCGCGGCGCAGCTGACAGGCCTGGCCGAACTCGGCCAGGATCGCGTCTACCTCAAGCTTGAGGGCGGCGTAGTCGAATGACATCTGTCAGCCCCTCCCAATCTCGCCGGAGTTGCCAGACGCCACGAGGCCTGCGGCCTGCAGCATCAGGGTGACCTCCGGGTACTCGGGGGTCATCGACTTGACGCCTGTGGGGTCCGAGAACTTAACCTGCGTCTTGATGGGCCCGACCTCCGTCAGCTTCTCGGCAATGCGCTGGCCAGAGGCGTCGAAGGTCGGGTCTGGCATGAGCGGCTTGGTCAGAGCGCGTTGCGCGAGCATGCACGCCGCGCTGACCAGGGCCGGAGGCAGACCACGGAGGAAGGACGTCACACCGCCGCGGGGCCACTGCGTGCCCTGCAGGCGGTAGAGCTGGTAGCCTGTCCAGCGGTACTTGGCGTCCAGGTAGTCGGTCGCGCGCACGGCGGCGACCGACAGCTCCTCGTCGGTCTTGGCGGAAAGGTCGACGCCGCGGTCCAGCCAGAAGGCGCGCACGGCGGCAGCGTCCACGTAGGAGTTGGCCCCCTCGATGGTTCCGTTCTCGTTCTGGACCTTGATCGTCATAACCTACCTCACTGCTTGGCGGCGCGAGCCTTGGCGCGGGTATAGCCCTCGGCCACGGCGTCGACTTCGTTGCGAGCGACCTTCTTGCCGGTCAGCTCCTCGAGCACGTCAAGGGCCGGCAGGTTGTTGGAGGTCCAGTGCTTGTCGTTCTCGGGGTCAAGCGCGCCGATTGCCTCGCCGAGAGTGGGCTTGCCTGCAGCAGCCGGAGCAGCCGGAGCAGCCGGAGCAGCCGGAGCAGCCGGAGCAGCCGGAGCAGCCGGAGCAGCCTGCTGGGCCTTGAGCTCGGCAAGTTCGGCCTGCTCGACGGGCAGTGCGGCATAGCGCTTGAAGATGCGGGCCAGGGTAGCCGCCTGCTCGGCGCTGCCCTGGAAAGTGTACTCGCCATCGACGAACTCATGGCCGTTGACGTTCATGGTCTTGCCGGCGTGCGGGCCGATCAGGACGAACTTTTGGGTGACGGATGCCATCTCTTCTCTCCTTCGACTTGATGCCATAAAGCCCTCCCCGGGCGTGTGCCTGGGGAGGGCCTTCAGGCGGCTGGTTAGTTGGTGACGCCCTCGAGAGCTGCCAGGCCCTTCTCGTTGAAGAGCGCCAGGCCGCAGTACCACACCACGCGGGTGATGGACTCGTCCGCGTCTTCCTTCTCGCCGACTTCCTTGATGTTGATGCCCGCCATGCGCTCGGCGGTCAGGCCGGCGATGCCGTGGCTACGGGAGCCGTCGTCCAGGGTGCCGGCGAACACCGTGGTGGTGTTGGTGCTGGTGCCGGTGGTCTGGTTGATCGGAATCCAGTCGTTGCGGAAGATCGGGATGCCGCGGTAGGCGGGCACCTGGCGACCGGAGGCCATGGTGTAGATGTCACCCGGCGAGGTGCCGCCCAGGGCGCGGAGCAGCGCCAGGTAGGCACGACGGGTGCGGCCGTTCATCATCAGGTAGTCCACCTGACCGTCCTTGTCGGTCACCAGGTCGATCAGGGCGTCCAGGTCCTCGAAGGACAGGGGCGCACCATTCGCGGCGCCGTTGTTGGCGGAGATGGTCTGGCCAGCGGCGACGAGGCCCAGCATGCCGGTCATGTTGGCGCCGGTGCCGTCCCCGTTAATCATCTGGTCCTGGTACTTGCGGCCGCAGCTCTTGGCCTTGGACGCGATCTGGACCGCCTTCTGGTCGTTGCCGTCGCCGGAGCGGGTGGCCTGGATCAGACCGTTGACCTCGGCGTCGCCGATGATCGTGGTCAGGGTCGAGGTGACCTGCGTGAAGGTCGCAGCGGCCTTCGCGGTGATGGTGGAGCCGACGCCCGCCATCTGGACGTCGCCCAGGGCGTTCTCGCGGTTGTAGGCGAGGGCGTTGCCGTCGATGCCGTCGAACGGCAGCAGCTCGAACATCTCGTTGACGGTGATGACGTTCTCGATGACGCCAGCGACGAGTTCGTCCTGGGCCAGCTTTGCCGATTCGGCAAGGGTTACGGAAGCCATGTTGGTTCTCCTAACAGAGGTTGAAGTGTGCTTGGTTTGGTGCCGGATCGCCCGACGATTCGACCCCTAGCCGGGCATCACGCCTCTGCCGGGTCAGCGAGCGCGGGCTCGGACGTCGTCCGCGCTCGCACGCTATGGAGCGGATAATGCAGCAGCCCGCTCGCCTCGTAACCCCATAAAGCAACACCAGCGTGATGCCGATACGAGCCTTCTGAGCCCCGCAAAGACCAGGCTCGTACCAGAAAAGCCTTGCACGACAAGAGCTTAGGCCGATTTTGGGCTGTACGAGCCTTTTCGGCCGTGTTGTCCCAGGAAATAGACTGCCCGAACTGCCGGCCACGGTCGGCCACGGCGTCGAGAGATGCCCCAGAAGGTCCAGATGCCCCAGATTGCCTTGACCGACAAGGACTTATGACTACCTGCTGCTCCAGATTGGGCTTAGATTGCCTTAGATACCTTTATCCCTAGAAAATATAAAAATAATCTGAATCAAGGGGCTCCCATGTAGATGAATACCCGCTATTATTAACCCATCGACGCAAACAACTGGAGCACGAACATGGCACAAGAGACCAAGGCCACCGCCGAGCTGGTGCAGCACATCAAGGCCCACGCCCTCCGCAACTACGAGAAGGGCTGGGATACCGTCGTCGAGTGCTACTCTGACGAGGAGATTGCCAAGATCATCGGCAACGCCACAACCGAGCGTGGCGCGATGGCGAAGATGCGCGCCCACTACCTGCCCTACAAGTCCTACGCTGATGACATCAAGGCAACTGCCTTCTAAGGAGACCGCAATGACCAACAAGCCGACTACTGACAATGCAAAGGCTTTTCTTGCCAAGAACCCGACCCTCATCGGCCGAGTGCACGGCGTGGACCTCTACGAGCACCCCACGCTGGGCGATGAATCTACCCTCATTGCCATAACGGCCGACGGCCGCAAGAAGCACACCGACCATTGGGAATTGCCGTCCCATGATGATGGCCTCGACCTACTTGACCTCTAAGGAGACGACCATGCGAACCATCAAGACTGAGTTCCCCGACTTCGACGGACCCGAGCTCGACATCCCGCCCTTCACGCCCGAGCCGTGGCACAACGACGCTTGCCCGCGCTACTCATGGCGGGAGGGCGTCGACGAGCTGACGCTGTGGACTGACTACATGGACCCCGCGAAGCGTGAGTGCGACGGCCCACAGTACCTGCTTGTCGTCTCCTCCAACGAGGAGCAAGTGACGACCTTCGAGGGCGAGACGATCGAGGCGCTGCGCGAGGCCCTCAACGCTTGGTACGAGCAGTCGGTCGGGTACCGGCCGGACGACGACCTGCGCGCCTCTGGCCAGCCCGAGATGCCACTCGGCGAGCTCATGTCGCTGGTCGGGGCCATGGCCATACTAACTTCCCACGATTAACGGCATGCAATGCGTCCAGCTGGGCGCATCATTCCCACGGTGCAACATACCAGGAGAACCCCATGAACCTGTTCGTGCTAGACCGCAACCCGCGGCTGGCCGCCCGCGCCCACTGCGACAAGCACGTCGTCAAGATGGTGCTCGAGACGGCCCAGCTGCTCAGCACGGCCCATGCCCACTTCGGCGAGGCCGTGTACTCCGACGCCCGCAACTGCTTCGAGGTACGAGGCCAGCGCGTGTACCACCCGACACACGCAAACCACCCCTGCGCCGTGTGGGTGCGCGAGACCGTCGGCAACTACCGCTGGGCGTACTCGCTGCTAGAGGCGCTGCTCGGCGAGTACCAGCGCCGCTTCGGCGACCGTGCCAAGAAGCGCCACAAGACGTGGGACGTGCTGCCCGCCCTGCGCAACCCGCCACGCGCCTTGCTCAAGGCTTGCGCCGACCGGCCCGATGCCATGACGCCATTCGCCCTCGCAATGCCTGAGCAGTACCGCCAGGCAGACCCGGTGGCAGCCTACCGCGCCTACTACAGCGCCGAGAAGTCCGCGATCGCCGAGTACCGCCTGGGCGACGAGCCGGCGTGGCTCCGCCCCATGGAGGTGGCACTATGACGGCCACGGTGACTGCCGCGCACCGCGGGTGGTCGAGCGGCGGCCGCGTGCCGACCGCAGGCGCCCCGCGTAACTGTGCCCGCTGGAATGAGCAGGAAGATGCCGACCTCGCAGAGGCCTACTCCGTGCACGGCGTGCCCACAGAAGCCCTGGCCGAGCGCCACGGGCGCACCCTGATAGCGATCGAGATGCGCCTGTCGCACCTCGGACTAAATGACCCGGCGGATGACTTCCGCGAACCCAAGAAGGAGAAGAACATGAAGATGACCGCCAACCGCCTGATGGCCCTGCTCGCGCTGTACCGTGGGACCTACGCGAACGAGCTCAAGGTGGGCACGTCCGGCCCCGACCTTGCCCGCCTCGCGGTAGACGGCCTCGTGACCATGGAGGACGGCTCCCCCGACCTCACCGAGGAGGGCCGCGCAGTTGTCGAGGCCGCCCTGGGCAAGACCTCTTCCGCGCAGGGGTCCGCCAATACCACCTGGAATGGGGACCGCAACACCAGCACGTTGGATGACCAGCGCTTCTTCTTGGTGACTTCCGGCGACTGCATGAAGGGCGGCCCGCACGGCAAGCCTCAGCTCAAGAAGCCGCCGGTCACCGTGCAGTCATCGTGCCGTGAAGCCGAGCGCGAGGCTCAGCGTCTCGCCGGGGTCAGCCGCGGCGAGAAGTTCTTTGTCCTCCAGGCCGTGTCGGTCCACGAGGTCCAACCGGCCCCGGCGTCGTCAAAGCGCCTCTGACAGGAGACAGCCATGTCCAACACATCCGAGAAGTTCACCCCGTTCTACGGCGGGGTATTCAGCCAGTGGTACCCGTCACCGATGGTGATCGACGGGGTCAAGTATGGATGCGCCGAGCAGTATATGATGGCGCAGAAGGCCCGCCTGTTCGGCGACGACCCGGCGCTGCGCGCCATCATGTCTACGGACGACCCGGCGCAGCAGAAGCGCCTCGGCAAGCTGGTCCGCGGGTTCGACGTGCGGAGTTGGGAGGCCGTCGCAAGGGACGTCGTGATGCGGGCCAACATTGCCAAGTTTGCGAGCGATCCAAAGCTCCGCGCCAGACTCCTGCTGACTGAGGGCACCGTCCTCGTCGAGGCTTCGCCGACCGACGTCATCTGGGGAGTCGGCCTGGCCGAGGACGACCCGCGGGTGCACAACCGGGCGCGGTGGCGCGGGCGCAACTGGCTCGGGCAAGTCCTCACCGACCTGAGGGACGACCTCCTGCCCATGTCCTGTGCTGCATGCCCACGTAGCGAGTAAGAGAAAGGGGCCTGCTGGCCCCTTTCTGCTTTGTAGGTCCTCCGCCAGGACGGCGGAGGGTTGCCCCACGACTGTTTCCCGCAATCAGTGGGGGCTTGACGGTCAGCGGCGCTTGGCGAGGCCCGCAGCAATCTTCTCGGTGGGCGACAGCTCGCGGCCCTTCTGCGCAGGCTTCTGCTGGGTGGCGCCGGGCTTGACACCAGAGCCGTTGGGCGCCTCGCTCTCGAACGCGCGGCCGAAGGTCGGGCTGGCCTTCATCTCCTTGACCAGGTCCTCGACGGTCATGAAGCCGCCGGAGGCGTTGCCACGCGGGTCGCCGCTCTCGTCGACGACGCGGACGACGTACTCCTCGCCCTCCTTGATGACCTTGGTCTTGGCCTGGATGTGCGGGAGCAGCAGCTCGGGCACGCCCTTGTGGCCGGCGATAGCCTGGACGGCCGCGGTGGTCACCAGGTACTTCTGCAGGGTCTTGTTCATGGTCTGCAGTTCGCCGTCCTTCGTCTGCAGCTGGGCCTGGAAGCCGCGCTCCAGGTCCTTCTTCATCTTATCCCAGTTGACCTTGCCATCCTTGGACTCGGAGATGACCTTCTCGACCGCGGCGCGCAGGGCGTCAGCGTTCGTGGCGTCTTCGCCCTCGATGCCGAGCAGCTGGCCGACTGCGGCGAAGCCGGACACGTCCGGGCGATTCTTGCGGGCCTCGTCGGCGTCGCGACGTGCTGCCTTCAGGGACTTGTTCAGGCCATCCACTGCAGAGGCCACGCCCTTGTAGTTGTCGTTGAGCACAAAGCCGCCGTCGCCCTCGGCGTACAGGCCGCGGAACTGCTCGGGCACCTTCTCGATGCTGTCCACGGTGGGGTTCTTAAGGAACTCGAAGTCCATCATTCTCTCCTTCTGCGCGTCACGCGCGGTTGTCGGGCATCTCGCCCGGGTTGGTGTATCGCCGGCACCTTATCGCGGGCACCGGCTCATCGGGAACCAGCATCCAGCTCAGAGCGAGCCGGGTAGCTCAGCTCCAACGTACTTTCCGAGGGCGTCGTACCATCCCTCCTTTGTCACAGGCCCTCCGGCCACGGCCTCGAGGTCGGCCCGCGCCACCTCGCCGCGGGCCGTCGACCCGTCCTTCCAGCGCGTCAGTGTGAAGACGCGGCCCAGCAGCACCTGGTACAGCAGCTCGGGCGCCGCGTCCGGGTCGTCGGGCACGCCGGGCGCAAAGGACGTCTTGTCCTCCCAGTCCGGACCGGGCTCAAAGCTCCGGTCCTCGTTCTCTCCAGCCATATCAGACCTCCGTCACAGTTATCACGTACTTGCCATTGTCCTGCACCACCTCGTCGACCCTGAAGCGCGTGCCGGGCATGAACAGCACCTCCCGCTCTCCGGTGTACTTGGAGAAGGTCGACACGTTCACGCCAGTCTTCCCGTTGATCTTCAGGTACACGTTGCCGCTGAAGGCGGCCTGCTCGCCGTAGGAGGACGACACGAAGGCCGAGTCCTCGACGATGGCTCCCTTGCGGTACGTGCTCAGCACCTTCTGCAGCTCAGCCTGCCCGAAGTTCATACCGCGCGCCGAGCGCCCAACGTACTTGGGCATCTTTGCCAGCCCGTGCTGCGCGGCGTCCACGTACGCCTGCAGGTGCGGGTCCGACGCATACCGGCCGGAGCGCAGGGCCTCGTTCAGCACGCGGTAAGTGCTGCCAGTATACGACCGGATCGCTGCCGCCTCCTCCGCCGTTAGCTCGGGCAGGCCCAGGCTGCGCTGCTGCGCGTTCATGGAGCTCAGCTTGCCGGCCTCCACCGAGCCAGCGTACTTACGCAGCCCAGCAGCGCGCTGCTGGGAGTTGAACCGTGGCGGCGGAGGCAAGCCCTCGCGAGGAGTCGCGGCCGGGCGGACCGGCGTCATGTCAACAGAAGACGGGGGCGGTGAGGACGTCGCGGCCTTCGCCGCGAAGCCTGCGGGCTGCGGCGTCGTCCCGACCTTCGACAGCTCGTAGTCCGCGGCCTCCTTCAGCTTGACCTTGGCGGAGGCGGCCGGCTCGTAGCCCGCCATCTGCTTGACCAGCTTGTTGGTCTTGACCGGGCCGTACCCCGCGGCCTTGGCCTTCTTGTAGGCCTCCAGCGCTGCCTTGCCCTTGGCGTCCAGGCCCGCAATGAAGCCCTCGAGCTTGGGGTTGGCGGTATAGCCCTTGGGCGCGGCGAAGGCAGCGTCCAGGTAGGGCTTGCCGGCCGCCTTCGCTGACGCCACCTGGTACTTTGCCAGCTCCAGGAGGTCGGACGCGCCGGGCTCCTGGATCGAGCCGAAGACCGACTTCATGGCGTTGTAGGCGTCCTCAGTGGAGCCGCCCGCGGCGACGACAGACTTGACCTTCTCGAGGGCCTTGGTCGACACGGAGCCGAGCTTCTGCCCCAGGAGCTTCGGCGGGGCCACCGGGCCGGAGACCGCGGCCTTGACCGTCGACTTCTCCGCCAGGGTGCTTGCCTTGGCATACCCGTCGGGGTCGGCCTTCTTCCAGAGGCTCTTCCAGGTCGCGACGGTGCTCGGCTTGACCTGCCCGGCGTTAAGCGGGAACATCTTGTCTAGCGTCGTCGCCACGTCCGAGTTGCCCATCACTCCCTGCTTGAGCAGCTCCAGGCCCTTGGCCTTCAGCTCCGCCGCCGTCAGCTGCACGGCCGAGGGAACCGCGGCCACGGCTTCGGGCGCAGCAGCTGCTACCTCCGCGCTGGCCGGTACGGGCGCGACGTCAGGGATGACCTTCGGCTGCACCACTGGACCCGCCGCCTTGTTGGGCAGCAGGCCGTCCTTCTTCAGCTGGGACTTGTAGCTCTGGATGGACGCCAGCTTGGTCTTGGCCTCGGGGAACTCGGCAAGCACGGACTTGAGCACCTGCTCGTCGGGCATACCCTGCTGCAGCAGTGCCTTGGCCAGGGAGCCCACCGTCGTGTGCTTGCCTGCGACCTCGAAGGGCAGCACCGGCCCGCCGGGGATAGGCGCCTTGGCCGTGGCGGCCGGCATTGGGAACTTGTCCGCCATTGCCTTCTTGGCCGCCTCGATGGCAGGGCCGAAGGCCTTGTTGAACTCCAAGGCGCTCAGGCCCTGGGACGTCAGCGCGCTCGGGCTTAGCGCCTGAGCGTAGACCTCGGCGACGAGCTCGTCTGCGCTGCTCAGGTAGTACGAGTAGAGCTTCCGGGCATCCGGAGGCAGGCCCTTCGCCGAGGCCTTCACGGCCGCCAGAACGTCGTCAGGCAGCAGCAGGTCGTGCTGCTTGTGCAGCAGGTGGCCGAGCTCGTGCGCGGCAGCCTGCTGGGCCTGCGCCGTCGAGACAGCTGCCAGCTTCTTGCCGCTGAGCATCACTCCCTTGCCGGCCTGGTAGTAGCCGTAGGCGCCCGGCACGCCGTCGAGGTCTTCCACCACGGTGGACCACTGGCCTCCGATCGCGTGCTTGACGTTAGCCGGCAGCGCCTGCTCCAGGTTCTCCACGACCGCCTTCGCGTTCTTGGCCTGGGCCAGCCCGCCAGTGGGTACCTTACCGGCCTCCGGCAGGCTCAGCGCACCCGCCTTGTTCAGCTCGGACTTGTAGGAGGCAATGGACGCGAGCGAGGTGCTGGCATCGGGGTACTCCTGCTTGATCTGGTCCAGCACCTGCTGGTTGGAGAAGCCCTGCTGCAGCAGGGACTTGGCCTTCAGGCCGACGCCGGGCTGCACCACGTTGAGCTTGTCACCCTCCAGCTCGGCCTTGAGCTGCTGCAGCGAGTAGGGCTTGCCCTTCTCGTCCACGAACTTGTCGAGCGGCATGCCGTCGCGGAACAGCTGGGCCTTGCCCTTGCCCAGGACGTCGTCCTGGAACTCCTTGGACTGCCCGCGCAGCCACTTCTCGTAGTTGGTGGAGGTCGGCGCCTGCCCGATGTTCTCGTCGGCCCACTTGTCGCGGCGTGCCTTGATGGCCGCGCGGCGCTCCGCCTCGCTCATGCCCTTCCACTTGTCGCCGGCCGCCTCGCGCGCCTCGGCACGGAAGTCGACTTCGCGCTGGGCCCTCGTGCGGGTGTCGGTGATCGTGGGCCGGTCGCCCACAATCTCCTCGCCGGCAAGTACAGGCGCCACGGTCGAGCGGCAGTTGGGGTGCGCCGGTGGGCGCGGCCCCTTGTCAATCGGGTAGACCTCGCCGTCGCGCGACTGGCACACCGGCGAGGTGCGCCCGTCCAGGGTGGCAACCCACCGGACGCCGCTGATGATGTCGGCATTGGCGTCCCAGGTCGCCTGCCGCGCGGCCGTCGAGACGTGGTTCGCCGACGTGCGGGCGATCATCTCGGCCTCGCGCCGGGTGATGTCGAGGACGCCGTCCTTGTACCCGTTGGCCTTGGTGCCGCGGATGCGCGCCACCAGCTGGTCGTTGGTCTCGCCGGCCAGGATGCCGAGGCGCATCTGCTGCTCGATGCGGGAGACGTCGTTCACGGCCATCTTGCCAAGCCAGCCTTCGAGCGGCACGCCATTGATGGGGGAGCCGGCCACGGCCTTGAGCGTGGCGACCGGCACCGATGCGAAGGACACTGCCACGGGCGTGGCGCCCTGCAGCATGGAGGTCTCCCATTCGGCCTCGGTGGCCGCCAGGCCCTCCATGTCCTCCTCCAGCTCGGCCTTGATGCGCTCGGCCACGGCGGTGCGGAGCCGCCGCACGTCCGCCAGCATGGCACGGAGTCGTGCCTCGCCGGCCTCGGTCAGGTTGCCCGCCTGGATCATCGCCACCAGCTCCGCGTCGCTCTCCGCCAGGATCGAGGCCGCCTTGTTGGCCTCGCCCTGGGAGAACCTCAGGAGCTTGATCTGATGCCTGATTGTTGCATTCAGGATTTCTTCATTGGCTGTCGGCATCGGCCCTCTCCATTATGGCTGCCGCCAGGGCCAGGATGACCTCGTCGTCCCAGTCACTCTTGGCGGTATTGTAGGCCCAGCAGACTAGGCGCACGTTGTCCATAGTATACCCGCCAGCCGAGTCGATGCGATCAACTGACGGGCCCCACGGGTTGGTGCGCCCGTTGCCCTGCCAGTCATACGACAAAGACAGCCCGGTGGCAGAGCACACCATCGGCTCGAGTAGCTCTGACAAGAAGTCCTCCGTCAGGTCGAATGCCCGGCCTTGCTTCATGGCCCGGTTGCGCAGCATCTTGAACTGGTACCGCGCCGCCTGGCCCTGCCTGTACTTCGCCGTCACCTCCTTGACCCGCTCACGGTTCTCTTCCCGGTGCTTGGCGTGCCACAGCTTGCTGGCTTTGCGGGCCTTCTCACGGTTGGCTTCCCGCCACTTCCGGTTCTTTTCCCGGAAGTAAGCAAGCTGCTCTTCGGTCATCTTCGCCATGGGTTACTCCTGGGCCGGAGGCATGTCGGACGGAGGCATGTCGGACGGAGGGTCCTCCTCCTCTTCCTTACCGGGCTGCGCTGCGCCGGGCTGGCCGCCGGTGCCGTTGCCGCCACCGAACATGTCGCCCATGGTGTTGGCGGACTCCTCGGCGAGCAGCTCCGCGTCGGCCTCCTCGTCGAAGTCGTCGGACAGGACCGAGCGCTTCTGCATCTCGTCGAGCAGGGTCTTGCGGGAGATGTCGCGCTGCGCCCGCATCTTGAGCAGGGCGTCCAGCTCGGCGGCGTCCGCCTCGCTGAGGTCCACGTCGGCATTGATCCGCACGGAGCCGCCCTCGTCGAGGCCGAGCCAGTCGGCCGTGTACTGCATGGCCAGCTCGACGCAGTCCTGGAAGTCGCGCACGGTGGACGCCAGGTAGGACGAGGACTCTGCGGAGTCGAGCGCCCGGCCGGTAGCCGTCTGGTCCCCCGGGCGCTTCCGCATGAACTCGGCGCCGTAGGTCGCCATCTGGTCCTCCAGGGAGGCCAGGTCCTCGGCGCCAGACTTGATGGCCGCGCCGGTGTGCTCGACGTAGTACCACTTACCGTCGGACGCCTCGGTCGTCAGGAAGTTGTTGGGGCCGATCGTCACCTTCTGGTCGGCCGGCACGCCGGAGGCCGCGAGCAGCGGGAAGCGGGAGACGGTCAGGACGTTGCGCTGGTCGCTCGAGGACTGCCAGTGGGCCACGTTGAGGTGGGCCAGGTCGGTGAGCGGGGGCTTGCACTCCATGAGGCCCGTGCGCTTGCCGGCATAGAACGTGACGAGCGGCACGTACCCGAGGGCAGTCGTGCCCTCGTCCTCGACGTGCCACTCCTCGCCCTTCTCGTCTGGTGCCCAGAGCTCCCACCGGCCCGGCTCGAGGACGCGGACGCGGGTCACCTCGACCTCGTCCCAGCCCACGCGCTCGACGGTCGTCTCGCGGATGCGGACGTGGGTCAGGACCTCGCGGCCGTTCACCACCATGGAATAGGCGGCGATGAGGCACTCGGGCTTGACGTGCACCCAGTACGGGCGGAGGCCCTCCTCGCGGTCGTCCGCCAGGGTGCGGACCACGGGCTCGCCGGTCTCGGGGTTGACTCGCTCCTCGGGTGTGGGGTGCTCGACGAGCACGTGGGACAGGCCCTTGCCCCAGCTCTCGCGGAACCAGGAGCGGCAGAAGGCGTGCAGGTTGTTGCCCTGCATGTCGATGTCCTCGGTGAGCTCCTCGATCTGGGAGGGGACGTCATCGCCCAGGACGACCTGCTCGCGGAATGGCTTGCCCGCGATGGTGTCCAGGGTCTGCTCGGTCATGTTGAGCAGCGTGGCCCGCGCCAGGCGGGCCTCGTAGTTCTTGTTGGTCTCGTTCTCGTACTGGGGCAGGAAGTCCCGTCCGGCGTCGCGCATGGCCTCGGTGCCGCCCAGGAGGACGTCGATCATGCGCCAGCGCGGGTACATCCGCTGGTAGGCAGACGACGGGGTAGCAACCGTCGCCTTCTTCTTGGGTCCGTCGGCCATCGTCAGCTCCTCGGGTGTTGGTCAGTATAGCTCGCGATGCTACACCAACTGGCCCACGTCGGAAGCCAACGATGGTTCCCCATCAGAGGTCGTCGGGGTGGCGCTCGCCCAAGAAGATCGGGAAGCGCGGAGCGTCCTTGGCGCCGAGCGGGAAGAACTTGAACTTGACCAGGCGCCCCTCCCACGAGGCACGCTGCTCCCAGATAGCCGCCCTGGTGGCCGCGTCGAAGCCGGAGCCGATGTTGAAGGCGACGCCGTCCCACCGGCCGCCGACGCCAACCACCTGCAGCGCGCCCAGCGTGCCCATGCCGACCATGCCGGCCTTCGAGTGGCCGCGCTCGGTCTGGCCCAGCAGGCCGACGGTCGCCTCGTTGGAGTTGTGGAGCAACTCCTCGAAGCCGACGACCCTGGCCTCGGCGTCCTCGAAACGCTTGAGCTTCATGAGGTCCTGCTTGGACAGGGTGCCGCGGCCGAACTTGTAGGGCCCATCGAACGAGCGCAGCATGACGCCCTCGTGCCCGGCGTCCAGGGCGCCACGCTCGAACTCCTCCAGCTCGGCCGTGCTGCTGACCGCCACCTGGGCGACCAGGACCATGCGGTCGCCAAGGCGGCGCTGGAGGTGGGCGTACCGCTCGCGAAACGGCACCGCCGGCGTGGTGCAGTCGTCGAAGACGTGGAAGTAGACGTCGGGCTCGCCCTCGCGGCTCATGACGGCGGAGGTCGTGCCGAGGAACGCGCGCGGGTCGGTCGGGTCGCCGACGAGGAGCTCCCCGTCGAGGCCCTCGTACTCGCGGCGGCCGAACAGGACCTGGACGTGGCGGTTGGGTATGGGCTTGAGGTTGCGGGACACCACGACGCCGTCGCGGACGAGGGCGCGGATACCGTCCAGCTTGTGGCTGGCCAGCAGCGGGAAGCGGAGCTTGGCGACCTCGGCCACGGTCGCGGACAACATGGGGCGGAACTGTTTATCGGACATGGGACTCTCCTAATGATTGAGGGGCAACGGTCCCATGATACCGTTGCCCCTCGTTCTAGGGAGCCATCAAAGCGGGGAGCTTACTCGCAGCTACGGCGCCCGGTCTCGGGGTCGATGCTGCAGGACGCGGCCTCCTCCTGGGCCTTGCCGGTGTCGTCATCCTTGGCGACGATGACCCCGCCGCGCTTGCCGTCGGCCCGATAGGTCGTGATGCCCTTGCAGCCGAGCTCCCAGGCCTGATCGTAGACCCGCTTGAACTCGTCCCAGCTGACGCGGGAGTCGACGTTGCAAGTCTTGGACACCGCGGAGTCCACCAGCTCGGAGGCCACTGCCAGCACGGCCACGTGGTCGGCTACGGTGACCTCCGCGGAGCGCTTGCCCTTGACGCCGAGCACGCGCACGCCGTAGTCCTCGATGAGCTCCTTGCGGGGGCCACCCTCGTCGATGACAGTGCGCTCCATGCCGTAGGAGAACACGGGCTCCAGGCCGGAGCTCACGTTGTCGGCGCACAGGCTGATGGTGCCGGTCGGCGCGATGGAGGTCAGGTGGGAGTTGCGGATGCCCAGCTCGGCGATCATCTCGCGGACGTCCTCGGGCAGGGTCTTCACGAAGGCGGACTCCAGGTACTGCTCGGCCTCGAAGAGCGGGAAGGAGCCCTTCTCATGGGCCAACAGGGCCGACGCGCGGTAGGACTCGTCGCGCACCATCGTCAGCACGCGGCGGGTGAAGTCCAGGAAGCCGGGCGAGCCGTAGGGGTGGCCCAGGGCCTCGCCCGCGTTCGCCAGGGCGGTCACACCCAGGCCCATCCGGCGTTTGGACCTCGCCTCCTGCTCCTGCTGCGGCAACGGGTAGCGGGCCCGGTCGACCACGTTGTCCATGGCGCGCACGACGACCGGGATGTCCTCGGCGAGCTGGCACCAGTCGAAGGACCAGCCAACCATGTCGCGCCGCAGATAGCGCACCAGGTTGAAGGAGCCAAGCAGGCAGGCGCCGAACGGAGGCAGCGGCTGCTCGCCGCACGGGTTGGTGGCCGCAATCTCCTCGCAGTACCAGAGATTGTTCATGCGGTTGATGGTGTCGATGAACAGGACGCCCGGCTCGGCCCAGTCCCAGGTGGAGCGCATGACAGCGTCCCACAGCTCGTTGGGGTCGACCTCGCGGTAGACGCGCCCGCCCCACTTCAGCTGGAACGGCTTGCCGTCCCGCTTGCACTCCATGAACTCGTCGGTGACGGCGATGGAGATATTGAAGCCGCGCAGGAAGTGCTCGTTCTGCTTGGCGTGGATGAACTCGAAGATGTCGGGGTGGTCGATGCGCATGACGCCCATCTGGGCGCCACGGCGGTGGCCGGACGAGGACGTGCAGCGGCAGACCGCGTCGAAAATCTCCATGAAGGAGATGGGGCCGGAGCTGCGGGACTGCAGCTTGACGATCAGGTCGCCCTTGGGGCGCAGGGTGGAGAAGTCGTAGCCGATGCCGCCGCCCATGCGCATGGTCGCGGCTGCCTGGGTGGCGCGCTCCATGATCGAGCCCTCGCCGTCGACGTAGCTGTCGGCGATGGTGCCCGAGACGTAGCAGTTGTAGGGGGTGGTGTTCTTGCCGGAGCCGATGGCGGACTGGATGCGGCCGGCGGGCATGAAGCGCATGTCCAGCAGGACGTCGCGCAGGGCGTGGAAGTGGGCGTCGTCGTCCTTGAGGCCGTTGGCGACGCGGTTCATGGCCTCGCGGAAGCCTTCGCCCTCGGAACGGTACTTGCCAGCGTGCAGCTCGTCGGAGAACGGCAGCTGCGGACCTGTTGGTCGTGTCATGTGGGAGCTCCTTTGCTCGGTTGGTCGGGCTCTCGATCATGACACGGAACGCAATGCGCCCGGACCGCCGATCGCCCGACTATACCCCCGCGTCAGAAGCTGCCCTGCCTTACCTCCTTCCGCTTGAAGCGCCCGCGGTAGCGAGCCTCGTCGGCGATGTGGTCCTCGACGTCGCTGTCCACGTCGTCCGGGTCCTTCTCGTCTCGCGGTATGGGCACGAAGGTCCTCACGAAGTCGGGGCAGCGCTCGGCCACGACGAAGAGGCCCGGCTTCTCCCGGGGCCCCGCGACCGGGTTGCCCTCCTCGTCCTGGTTGAGCGCGCCCTTGAGCAGCTTGCGCAGCTGCTGCCAGCCCTGCTTACGGGAGCCAGGGCCCTTATCGGCCTTCTCCCAGCGCACGCCCTTGGCCTGCATGTCCTTGGCGATGCAGTTGCCGTTCTCCTCGTCGAAGATGGAGGAGTCTGCCGGCCCGGGCTTGACGCGACCCGCCAGGCCCATGGCCACCTCGCGGAACTTGATCCCCTCAGCGATGTCGGCCGCCAACATGCGCAGGCCCTCGTTCTCCGTGCCCTTCTTGCAGCCATACCACTCGCCGATGCGGAACAGGTCGCCGCGCACCGTGCTGATCTTGCGCCCGCTGGGCAGGACCAAGTCGGTGCCGTCGGACTCGGCCCACCAGCCCACCGAGAAGGGCTTGGAGGAGCCCCAGTCGAAGGACCGGTCGACCGTCCAGGACCGTGGCACCTGGAAGTGGGGCACGCAGTGGACCGTCGTCTGCCAGAGGTCGTCGAACATGCCGCCGCTGGTGATGTCCCAGGAGCCGTCGAGCCAGGCCGCCACCTGGGCGGGGTTCGACGCCGAGGCGCGGATGCGCTGGATGTAGTCCGGGTCCGCGTCCAGCAGGATGCGGTTCTCGCTGATGTGCCCGTGGATCGCCACGCGGTCCGGCTCGCCCGCCGTGCGGATGATCCTGCCGCGCATCTGGGGCAGCTGCCAGCGGAGCTTGACCCAGTTGTGGCCCTTGCCGTAGGGGTTCGTCGTGGCGCGCACCTTGCGGGGCATGCCCGGGACGGTGGAGCGGCAGCACGAGAACATCTTGAGGTACATCTCGCTGGTGGCCCAGTTCGTGAGCTCCTCCCAGCCGATCCAGGGGTACGCGTGGCCGTGGTAGTTGTCGTAGTCCGAGGGCTTCGACATGTACCGGAGCAGGAGCTGGGCCCCATCCGGGAAGGTCCACACGTAGTCCTGCTCGTTGAACTTGGCACCAGGGAACCACAGCTTGAACCAGGCCTTGGACTTCGCCACCACGTCGGAGAGCTGCTTGTAGGTGGACCGGAACAGGATGCCACGCCAGGCCGCGCCGTAGCCCTGCCCCACGTGCTGCACGAAGTCGGCCAGCAGCGCGTCCGTCTTACCCGGACCGCGGGTGCCCTCGTACAGGGTCTCGAACACCGGGCTGGACAGGAACAGGACCTGGCTGCCGGCCTGGGCGATCCAGGCCTTGACCTGCGGGCGGGCCGCCTCGGCCTCGCGCTTGAGACGCTTCAGCTCCCAGGGCGGTGGAGTCTTGAGCTTCATAGGCACCTCTCGATGCCGAGCAGCGCCCGGCCCCACCAGGGCACGTAGGCGCGCAGCCAGTGGTCCAGCGAGCGGTTGAACTCGGCGTGGATGTGGTCCAGGTCCTCGGGCAGGAGGGTCCTGACGGGGTAGTACTCCAGCTGCTTGGCCCGCCAGCCCAGGGTGACCTCCAGGAGCCGGCCGGTGACGCGCTCGCGGACCACGTAGTGGAGGATGGGCTCGCCGTTGTCCACGTAGACCGTCTCGACAACCTCCAGGTCCTCGTCGGGGCGCTGGCGCACCCACTGGACGCAGTTCTCGTGGCAGCGGAAATTGAACAGGCCCTGGGCCGGCTCGACCTTGGCCTGGGTGCGCGTCGCCCTGAGATGGGCCACGATGCGGCGCTGGGCGGAGCGCAGCACGCGGGCCTGCGGGCCCATCATCCGGATCGCTCCGCGCGGTGGTGGGCCGGGTTGACGCAGGTCGCGTCCCCGCAGGCGCGGACCAGGCGGT